CCGCAATTTCTCGTTTAAAGGTACGCCAGTGGACGAGACCCTCGACGAGCGGGCCCAGGACTACGGCACGTTCCGGGACGGCGCTGCGCTGATGCAGGGCATCAAACGACTGCTCGCGGACCACGCCCGCGTGCACGACAAGACGTTTGCCGATGACCAGTGGGAAGCCCTGGAGATGATCGTCCACAAGATGGCCCGCATCGTGAACGGCAACCCCGACAAGGTGGACAGCTGGGTCGACATCGCGGGCTACGCCACACTGGTCGCGGACCGCTTGCAGGGGAATGCACGATGAACTACGAGACAACATCGGCAGACTATTGCCCAAAGAACACGTACAGCAACCCTGCCGAGCAGCAGATGCGCTTTCATCCCGACCATCATGTCAAGCAAATGGCACAAGGCCAGGAGCGGATTTACGCCGGGGCTATTCTTGGCGCTGAAGCCAAGCAGCGCCAGCAAGGGAATGTGACCCGCGAGATACAGCAGCTGGAGAAAAACCTCCACGCGCTGGCAAGCGTGATCGACTCGCTGGACATCCGCTTGGCGTCTGCCTGCCTGCCTATTCCAGAGACAGCGTCAGGCTTGCGTACATCCGACGGAGGAGGCTGCCCCTTGGCCAACCAACTCGCCGCGTTCAACAGCATGCTGTCGACCCAGACTAGCCGTCTTGAAATGATTTACCAAGGAGTCGATTTATGAGCGACGCTTTCGCAATTATTGGCTTTGGCTGGGTCATCCTGGCCTGGTTCACGCACGTCGTCACCTGCCTTAAGACAGCCTCTTGGGGCTTCTTGCTCGCAGGGGCGATCTTCTTTCCTGTCGGCTGCGTGCACGGCACAGGCATTTGGTTCGGGGTGTTCTGATGTTCCACGTGCCTGAGAAATGCCGCGTCAAGCTCTCTGGTTATCCAGAGGGTGACGCCACCAACGGGGCCTTTGTGGTCAAGCTCAAGCATTCCCAGACTGCGTTCGTCATCGCAAGTGACGGCGCAGGATGGGAGCACGTGAGTGTCAGCCGCAAGGACCGCTGCCCGACCTGGGAAGAGATGTGCCAGGTCAAAGACATGTTCTGGGATGACGAGGATGTGGCCATGCAGTTCCACGTTCCTTCAAAAGATCACGTCAACAACCACCCCTACTGTCTCCACTTGTGGCGTCCCAAGGGTGTCAACGTCCTACGGCCTGAGTCCATCATGGTGGGCTTTAAATAATTTTAAAAATGCTTGACAGGTTCCTCAAGGTTCCTGTTAAAATCAACTTGTCAATCCTGACAACATAGAAAGATAGAAATGAACGAAATCACTGGAACATTGAAGGCATGGTTGCCTGATCATTGCAATTTGAGCCCCGAGCAAGTTGGCACTCCTGCTGCCCTTGAGTCGCTGGTGTTTACCCGGCATGACATGCGCGGCAGCGGCTGGACCTACGTAGGCGAGGCCACCATCACGGTGGACTTTGTTCTCACGACTGAGCAGCTGATTGCCAGCAAGATCGAGACCTTGAAGGTGCAGCAAACCAAGGTGCGGTCCGAGGCTCAAGAGCGTGTCAACCACCTGGAAGGCATGATCCAAAACCTCTTGGCCATCACCTATACGCCGGGGGCAACATGAGCGAGGACGCACAAGACACCTACCTGGGCGATGGCGTTTACGCCAGCTTTGACGGCTACCAGATTTGGCTGGCCGTGAACCACCACACTAACAAACAGATTGCGATGGAGCCAGCTGTCTTGCTGTCGCTGCTGGCGTATGCGGAGCGCGTGTATAGCCTGAAGATCACTGTCACGCAGGTCGCGAAGGAGGCATCATGACCTGGCCGTTCCCTCCCTTTCCACTGCCCCCGTATCACGGACCACGGGCCCCGAGCGGGCCGGTCTATCCATCTGACGCAGAGGAGGCACCGTTATGAGCAAACTGACATGCCCCGAATGCACGAGCGACCGAGTGACACTGCAGGAATGGACCACATGGATGGCGAATACCATGGAACACTTCTGCCACAGCATGAAAACGCAAGATGATGACTCGCCGTCACGCTGCCTTGATTGTGGTTGGGTTGGGGAGCACCGCGATCTGACAGGATATGGGGAACAAGCATGAGCATGAACACCCCATTCCACCTGCGGCAGCGGGAGTTCAACAAGTTCAACGCGGCCAACCCGGCCGTGTGGGAATACTTTGAGCGCTTCACGCTGGAGGCCATCAACCACGGCCACAGGAAGATCAGCCACTGGCTCATCATCAACCGCATCCGCTGGGAAGTGGCAATGAAGACCACCGGCCAGGACTTCAAGATTTGCAACAACCACATTGCGTTCTACGCGCGCCTGTTCGTCAAGGTGCATCCGCAGTACCGCTTCATCTTCAACCTAAAGCGCATGGACGACGAGCCATGGCACGGGGACATGCCGTTATGACCTTTACAGGAATCAACCTTATTCACGTGCGCCGGGCACTGGCCTTGGCTGTTGAGCACACGCACCATGAAATTGCCACCTGTTCAGATGTCGAGATTTGGGCGGAGGAAATTGAAGAGTTGGAGCGGGACAAGTCCTCTTACGAGAAGCTGCTCGCGCGCATTGACGGGAGGCTGCTGCCATGACTGAGTTTGAATCCCGCGTCTGCGGCATCCCCTGCCTCATTCGCGTGAAGTACTGGGAGGTCTACATCCCCGCGCAGCGCTCCGGTCCGCCAGAGCGTTGCTACCCTGAAGAGGGCGGTGAAGGGGAATGGGAAATCTGCGATCTCAGAGGCCGGCCAGCCCCGTGGCTTGAGCGCAAGATGACCCCGAACGATCACGATCGACTCGACCGTGAAATTTTTAACCACATGGAGAAGCAGTATGAACACGACCACTAAAACCACACGCCCTCGCCGCACCTTTAAAGAAGTGGCCAAGGACGCCTACGAGCGGGGTTTTGCCGAAGGCGTGGACCGCGCAACTAAGAACGCAGCAGAGGAGCTGGACACCCTGGTGAACAGCAACCTCGAGCTGCGCGCCACGGTCATTACCCTGCAAACCAAGCTGGCCAACGTGTCCCTGCGCAAGCTGGCCTGGTCACGGATCACGGGGCTGTTTGGAGGGAAGCCATGACCTTTACACAATGGTGGGAACAATTGACCAAAGCCGAGCGCAAGGTGATTGGCGAACAAAACGCCAAGTTCGTCTGGGAAGAATGCCAAAAGTACACCCTCATGACCATCGAGGACGCGTGCAAGGCCCAGGTGGCCTATGACCAGGGCGTCAAGGATGGCAAGGCGCACTACGAAGTCCAGATTGCCGGCTGGCGTCTCCAACCGAGCCTGCAGCCAGGCATGATCTGGATCAGCGATGCAGGTGGCGAAGGCGGAGACTTTCACATCCACGAGCTGGCCGAAGTCATCGGCAAGTTTTACCGGGAGAAGTTTTGATGACGGACTGCCAACACCGCTGGGAGCCCGTCACGGGCCAACCCATTTACAAATGCGCCCGTTGCGGCGCGTTCATGAGGATCATCAAATGAGCAACACAAACACAGGTGGGCCAGCGTTTCCGGCTGGTGAACGATTTGAGGGCGTTGATGGATGGCATACGGAACCCGGCATGACCCTGCGCGACTACTTTGCGGCCAAGGCGATGCAGTCAATCCTTCAAGCGAAAGATGTCCATGACTCCCGCGAGTGGTACAACACTGCATGGATTGCCTATCAAGTTTCGGATGAAATGATGAAAGCGAGGGAAGCATGACCGAAGACGAAGACAAGCCAACCCCGGCTGACGGGCAGTTGATCTGGATACTGTGGGCCTTCATCGTGCTGATGCTGGGGCTTTTGACACTGAGGAGTTGTTTATGAAAACCACGATAGACATGGCAGAAACAATCAGCCACGGCTGGTGGTTGGATGACGAAAAACTCAAAGCCTTTGAAGCCCTTGTCCGTGCTGATGAGCGTGAGGCGTGTGCAAAGGTGTGTGATGACTTACCCACTCCTGAGCGCATGTCACTAGACAACGAATCTTTGTGGGAGGTTGCTACTTTGGACTGCGCTGACGCCATCCGAGCAAGGGAGAACACATGACCAAAGAAGAAGCCCTCGCAGCAATCAAGCTGCTGTCCGCGATAGAGTCGTGGGCCATGAGCCAATCAGCGCGACTGCCAGACTATGTCCACGAAGACCTCACCCGATCCATGGAAGTGCTCGAACGCATCCTCCTGAAAGACAAACCATGAAAAAACAAACCTGCAACTGCCGCCCCGATAGCCCATTCCACTGGGCCCACCGACCACGGGCCAGCATCTTCGCCAACGACCCCGTATTCCGGACGAAAACCCCTCAGACCTACGCCCACCTGAGCAAGGAAGAAAACCTGGTGGCCTACAAACAGTTCAGCGTCCACAGCCGCGCCCACCCGAAAACCAAGCCACAATTGAACAAGCACGAGCTTTAACAAAAGGAAAACCATGAGACCCGCTATCTTCTCAACGGACAACCCCCCACAGCCAATCACCTGCGTAGAAACCCTGGAGTACATCCAAAGCCTGCGCAGAAGGATCGAGGTGCAGAACGACCTGGGGGAGCATCTCTCCAACCAGGTCCTGCAACTCCTGGCGAAAAACAGAAGGCTGGAAGGGGAGGTCGAGAAACTCGCCCTCGACCTGGGCGTCATGGACGGAGGTCCAGGCGTTGGATGGGTCGAGGCACCCAGATGACCCCCTCCCTCCAAGATATTCTCGAAGTCCTCGGGCCACGGCCCATGGTCCAAGTCGTCATCCTCACCGCCGGTGGGGTCAAGTACGCCCTCATCGGGCCCGTGATCCAAGACCCACGGGCCACGGAGTTCGGCGAAGTGACAGAGATTGAGTTCGGCGACCTCATCCCCCTCGAAGTCGCAGCAAAAATGCTGGCCGGCGAACACAAGGAAGCGCTGGGGATCAGTTTGCAGTGAAATCAGCGCCCTGGACCGTCCAGGCGGTCTGTCTCCACCAGGTTGTCCATTCTGATGTCCGTGCGGTCGCCGTTCAAGAACTTCAGACGGTTCTCGGGCCAATACCCCATGCACAAGGCCCACACCACCTTGCCCGCAGGGCACGACACCCCGTCAATGTGCACCCGCAGCTCATTGCGAGGTGTCTCATAGCCGGCAAAGGAGCCCGCAGCACGGCCCTTGCGCCCCACTTTCCACAACAACGCACCATTGCCCGCAGGGCTGTAGTCAAAAAGCTCGTTCAAGCGCTCAATCGAAGGATGGGACATGGCAAAAGCTCCAGGTTGCAAGGGGAGAGGCAATTGTATAAAGATAAATGGATATGTACAAGGATAAATGAGGTGGGGGTAAGGGTTAATACGTAGGGGAGAGGGGTTCGAGGACCACGGACCGGGGATATTTGGGGAAATATATAGTATTTGTAGAATATATGTTACCTCATAAATATTTTGAGTTGAAAACAGTGTAATAGACGTAATGATGTAATAAGTGAATTAGATCAATAGGTTAGAGCAATACAGTATGGATATACAGGTGTATGAGGTGTAATTCACATAAAATGCGCGCGGACTAACTTTTTGAAAAAAACTTTTCATACATGACCCTAAAAAAGTCTATATAAAACCCTGAATTTGACCTTGAAGAGGCTCTTTAGGGGCTTTGGTTGCGTTGGCTGTGGATTTGTTGCACAATGTGGGCATGAACATCGACAAAAACATCCCCTTGCCTGGCGGTGGCGACCCCCGCCAGCGCTATCCATTCGCTGATATGGCCCTTGGAGACAGTTTTCTGATCCTGGATGCCACCTGGATCAAGAACCTGCGCAGCGCGGCCTACATGCACTCGCGCAGGAACCCTGGCACGCGGTTCACGTGCCGCCGGTACGGCGAAGGCTGGCGGCTGTGGAGGGTTGCCTAATGGGCACGTACAAGGACGACAAGTTCTTGACCGGTAAAAGCCTAGGAGGAAGGCCTGCTGTTGTCGAGGCCCGGGTGACCGCACCGGTCAAGACCCACAAGCCCCGAGTCCTGACACCCCAGGAATGGAAGTTCGTGGAAGAGTTTTGCGCGGGCGATGGCCACGTCACCTTGAAAGAGGCCGCCCTGCGCGCCGGGTACAGCGAGGCCTGGGCGAAGAACCGTGCACGTGAGCTGACCGATCCGGAGATTTGCCCGCACATTGTCGTGGCAATCCAAGAGCGCCGCCGGGAGCTGGGCGAGAAGTACGGCACGACCTTTGAGCGCCACATGCGAGACCTGCAGGTCATTCGCGACCAGGCGCTGCAGGCTGGCGCATATGGCGCGGCCGTCCAGGCTGAATATCGCCGTGGCCAGGCCCTGGGCACGATTTACATCGAGCGCAAGGAAATTCGCCACGGCACCATCGACAGCATGAGCAAGGACGAGGTGCAGCGTAAGCTGGAAGAGATCAAGCGCTTGTACGGTGGCGCGGCCGCTCTCATCGTGGATGTGACCCCCAAGCAAATCGAAGAAGAACCAGAAGAGGAAGAACCAGATGGCCCTGAAACCGGAAGCGAACCTGTACAAGAGGGTCCGGGAAAATATCCCAAACTGCCATTTCACCCGGATTGAGTCCCGGGTCAATCTGGGCATCCCTGATGTTCTGATGGCATTCCCGCATGGGGTGTTTGTGATGGTGGAGCTCAAGGTGGTCAAACGGGGCCGCAAGGTCAACTTGTCGCCTCACCAGGTAGCTTTCCACATCAAGCATGCCGACCTACGCTGCCCGACCTACATCCTTGTCCAGTATCACCCGGCCGGCACTGCGCATGCCAGCAAGTCCGAACTGCTGCTGTATTGCGGGGAACAGGCCATTGACCTGGTTAACCTAGGCATCGATACCCCTGCACTGGCCCGTTGGCCTTGGACAGGCATTTCATGGGCAGAGCTGCGGAACCATCTCGTGGACAGTTGACTTGTAGGCAGAAGTTGTGCTAGGATGGCCACGGGCGAAAGCTGCTGACGGCGATTATGTGGGTCCATCCACGACTTGACGCGGTGAGTAGCCTACCCTTAACCACAGAAAGAGAGAAAGACATGAAAACATCAGAATTGACAGGCGCTGCCCTTGATTGGGCGGTGGCAAAGTGTGAAGGCTTGGCGGTCAGCGACAGAGCCACAAGATGGAGGGCCAAGAATTGCCCGCACCTTTATTCCACCAACTGGGCGAAAGGTGGGCCGATCATTGAGCGAGAGTGGATTGACCTGCACTGCGTCAATGATTCACTGTGGGAGGCAGAGTGCCCCGCGCCCGGTGGCTTGGCTATGCAGAACGGCCCGACCCCTTTGGTCGCAGCCATGCGGTGCTACGTTGCCAGCAAGCTGGGCGACACCGTGGAAATCCCTGACGACCTGGTAAAAGAGTGACGCATGCGCCGGTCAGAACGCCGCGCGCTTTACCGCGCGCTGAGACGACCTCCACCGAAACCCCCCGACGACAAGCAGAACAAAGGCCTGGTCTTCAAGCTGCTGGGCTTTTGGCTGTTCCACAAAATATTTGGTGGGGACAGTTGACAAGTTGATAAAAGTAGTTTTACAATGCACCCGTGCCAGGCATTTCGCCGGGCCAAAACCTAGAAAGCGAGAAAGAACATGCAACACATTATTGAAGCCCTTGTGAAAGACCTGGCCGAGCAGCTGCGCCCGATGGTGGCCGACATGGTGCGCCAAGAGCTGGCAAATGCTGACGGCGAAAACGCCATGGAAGGCATAGCCCAAAACATCAACCTGTCAGAACTGGTTGAACACATCAACCTGGCCAACTTGGCCGGAGAGCTGCGCGACAGCCAGCTGACCATTATTGCGGGGGATATTGACCTGTCCGACCTGGCCGGGGAATTCGACGCCGACAAGCTGGCCGAAGCCATTGACCTGGATAGCGCGATAAACGACTGGTTTGCCGATCAGTCATTCACGATCAAGCCATAAGGGGGCCACCATGAAGACACAGACGAACATTCAGAAAGTAAACCATCTGATGATCATGAATCCCGGCGGGCCTTTGTCCCAGGCTTTTATCATTGAAGCCGTGCGCCGTTATGCGGCCGAGGTGGTCGACGCGGGCGTGCCCGCCGATAATCCCCGGGCGATCATTAGCCCGGTGGCCTGGCATGCCACGGCCGCCGCGATAGCCGACCAGCTCGACCATTGGCGCGACCAGTGACCCGACCGACCGTTTTTTTTTTTAACTTGGAGAAAACAATGGATTTTGAGCTTCAACAGTTTTACATGCGAAACCATATCCAGGCCCTGGCCGATGCAAACCACCGCGCAGCGCAAACCATGGAAAAGATAGGCGGCAATTTTGCTGCAGCCCTGGCCGTGGCTTATTTCCACGCGGACGGTGACAATAAGGCCCGCATTTTGGGAGCATTTTCGGCCCTGTTCGAAAAGTATCGGCAAATAAACACCGAAGAGCTGCAAGTTCTGCCCTGATCGACCAGGACCCGACCCGACCCGGCCGCGTGCCGGGTTTTTTGTTGGTGGATAGTTGACAAGTGGATAAATGTTAGATTAAAATTTCAATTAGGCCAGCAACCCGCCCGGCCGCAACCCAGAAAGCGAGAAAGAAAATGCTTAAGACCGTTAAAAATTCCGGCAACAAAAAAACCGGCCCCATCGCGGTGACTTATCGGGCCGGCGGCCATAACGTATTTGGCACGTGTCCGAAAACATGCGCGCTCAACCCTCAGGGCCAGCACGCGGCCGACCTGGTCGACGCGGATTATCTGGCGGCCGTGCGTCAAGCCGTGCCCCGTAGTGGTCAAGCCTGGGCTTATTCTCATTTTGCGGCCGAGCTGCTGCCCGTGCCAGCACCTGGCGAGACCGTGATTAATGCCAGCTGCGACACCATCGGCCAGGCCCTGGCCGCCGTGGCCATCGGCCGCCCGGCCGTGGTGGCCGCTCCGGCCGGTACGGTCTGGCCGTATACGGTCGAGGGCGTGCGCTTTGCACAATGCCCGGCCGAGCTGGCCGAGAATTTCAGCTGTGCCCAGTGCGGGAACGGCCGCCCGTTATGCGCCCGGGGTGACCGGGATTATGTAATTGTTTTTGTCGCGCACGGTAGCGGCCAGGCCCTTGTCGGTGCTGACACCCCTGGGGGCTGTTACGGTAACGCGGGCCCGGTCCGCCTGGCCTGGGAGAAAACCAAGACCGGCGGCCACCAGGATGACGCGGCCGAGCTGGTCGGGTTTGCGCGCTCGTTGCCGCCCGGGTCCTTGCTGCGCCATCACATTGTGGGCGACCTGGGCCTGGTCAAATAAATTTATTTTGTTGACTTGTTGACAAGTCCAAAAACATTAGACTAAAATTCAATGACCGGGCGGTTTTGCCCGGTCATAACCCAAGAAAGCGAGAAATCACCATGGCTCACATGATCGACACCACCACCGGCCGCGCTGCTATTGCATACACCGGCCAAACCCCCTGGCATGGCCTGGGCCAGGCCCTGACACCTGGGGCCAGTATTGACACCTGGACCCGTGAAGCCGGGTTAGCTTATGACGTGATCGAAAGCCCGGTCCAGTATTCGACCCCGGCCGCCACTGACCTGCAAACCTGGCCCGCTCGCAAGGTGCTGCACCGTTCTGACACCGGCGCGCCCCTGGCCGTGGTGTCGAGCGCATATAACGTGGTGCAGCCTGGCCAGGTTATGGACTTTTTCCGCGAGCTGGTCGACCTGGGCGGGTTTGAGCTTGAAACAGCTGGCGCGCTGAGCGATGGCCGCCGGGTTTGGGCCCTGGCCAGTGTTGGCGACGCTGCCCCCGTGGTGGCCGGTGACCTGGTCAAGCCTTATTTACTGCTGGGCACCAGCTACGATGGGACCATGGCGACCGTGGCGAAATTTACCGCTATCCGGGTGGTTTGCAATAACACCATAACGGCCGCCGTGGGCGGCTATAGTGGCGGCCGCGTGATCCAGGGCGAGCGCGAGACAACCACCGGTTATTTAAAATCGGCCGTTCGGGTTTTGCATTCTGAGCGCTTTGACGCCCAGGCTGTCCGGTTACAGCTGGGAATCGTTGCTAATTCGTTTGAGGGGTTTTTAGTGCAGTCGCGACAGCTGGCCGGGACCGGCATGGATCAAGTCCAGGCTGATGATTTTGTGGCCGAGCTGCTGCGCCCTTATCACACGAGCGCGCGCCCGGTGACCGAGTCCAAAGCCTATAACCGGATCATGCAATTATTTAACGGTGGCGCGATCGGGTCCGAGCTGCCCGGGGTGGCCGGGACCCGCTGGGCAATGCTTAACGCGGTGACCGAGCTGGTCGACCATGAGCGCGGCCGCTCGAATAATACCCGCATGGAGTCGGCCTGGTTTGGCACCGGTGCAGCGCTCAAAGCCCGGGCCGTCGACTTGCTGGCCGTGGGGGTTTAATCATGCGATCGATTGAATACACCAAAAAACCGAGCGGGCCCACGCTGCGCGCTGCGATCCGCAAAGCCCTGGCCGCCGGTGAAACCTGGGTGCAGCTGACTTGGGGAGAAAATCAAATAACGGTAGAGCGCACGCCCTTGGGCCTGAACGGTCGCGGGTGGATCGGCCGCCATGGTGGCCAGGACCTGGCCAATGAATTCCGCATGCGCTGACCTGGCCGCCCTGGTCACCGAGCCCGCCACCTGGCGGGCTTTTTTATTTGTTGCACACAGTGGATTTTTTAGACTAAAATAAAAGCCCCGGCCGGGTGGCCGGGATCAACCCAAGAAAGCGAGAAAGTATGAAAACGAAAATTAAACCCGCTCCGAGCGCTGAACAGCTGGCCGCCGTGGCCGCCTTTGCTGGCCGTCACGGCCGTGACTGGCGGTATGCTCTGGCTGACGCATGGTTGACCGGCCAGGATGCCCGAGAGCCTGACGGGCACCTACTGCGACAGGTGCGCAACATTTGCGGGCCCGCCTGGCTTGCCACCGTCACCCCGGCCGACCTGGCCGCTAGGGGTGCAGCATGAGCGCGCGCCTGCGCCTGGTGCAGCTGGTGCGCCTGGCCGATGCTGGCCTGGTGCGCGTGGCTTGGTCCGCTACCTGGTCTGAGTACCAGGTGCGCGCCCTGGGCCCTGATGGCCGCCTGGTGGCCGAGTATTTTACCGATGATCGCGCTGATGCCCTGGGCACCGCTGACGCGATCCTGGCCGACCTGGCCGACCGTGCGGGCCTGGCCGCTTAGCGCGCCGGTTTTGCTCGCCCTGGACCCGGCCGCGTGCCGGGTTTTTTTGCGCCCGGTATCTGACCGGCCGCCCATAACTATGCAAAAAATGCATAACCCGCCCGGCCGCCCTGGTGGCCGTGCCGGGTCCGCGAAGCCGGCCGCCTGGACCGTGTGCCGTGCGCCGGGTATTGCATGCCGGCGCCCTGGTCCGCGCGCCCTGGACCGTGCTACCTGGTGCGCGCTTAGCGTGCCTGGCGAGATAATCGGATAATCGATTAAAGATAATCGGATAATGATGACTTTATTATCGCGGGATCAATTAGCGATTATCAGATAATCCGGCGCGTTACCTGGTCCAGGCATTATGTCGACGTGCACCAGCTGCAGCACCATAATGCGCGCCCTGGTGGCCGGTGCCCAGGTGGCCGCCCAGGTGGCCGCCCGGCCGGTGCCCAGGTGGCCGCGCGCCTGGTGCCCTGGTGGCCGGTCCCTGGTGCGTGATCCGCGAGCCCTGGTGCGTGATCCGCGAGCCTGGCGCCTGGTGGCCGGTGGCCGCCGACCTGGTGCCCTGGCCCACGGTCCGCGCGCCCTGCAGCGTAAGTGAGTGCCCACCCACCCCGGGGCCCGAAAAACGGGCCGGGTCGCGGGCTGCGCGGGCTTTAGCCCTGTTTTACACGGTAGGTTTCACGTGAAACAGTTTTGGGCCCCAGGCAAAAAGGGCCCCCTTTGTCAGAAACCGAAATGTGTGTCAAAATTTTTGCAATTCCAAAACGAAACGGACCCCATGATCCCTGAAGAAATTGAAGCGGACCGACTGCGCCTTGAGTACCGGCTCGCGCAGCTTGATTCGCAAGAAAAAGCCAAGACCAGCTTCCTCGATTTCGTGCGCTACGTGTGGCCAAACGCGATCCTTGGTGAGCACCACGCGGTCATGTCCAAGGCCTTTGACCGCATTGCCAACGGCACGCTCAAGCGCCTGATCATCAACATGCCGCCTCGGCACACGAAGTCTGAATTCGCCTCCTATCTCCTTCCGGCGTACCTCATGGGCCGTGATCCGCGAACCAAGGCCATTGAAGCGACGCACAACAGCGAGCTCGCCGTGCGCTTTGGCAGGAAGGTGCGTGACCTGATGGACATGGACACGTACAAGGAGGTGTTTCCTGAGGTGACGTTGAAGCAGGACAGCAAAGCTGCTGGCCGGTGGGACACAAACAAGGGTGGGGAATATTTTGCTGTGGGTGTGGGTGGCGCGATGACGGGCCGTGGTGCGGACGTCTTGATCATTGACGACCCGCATTCGGAGCAGGACGCGATGAGTGAGCTTGCTTTGGACAATGCCTGGGAGTGGTACATCTCTGGCCCACGCACGCGACTCCAGCCAGGCGGTGCGATCGTGATCGTGATGACCCGCTGGGGAACCAAGGACCTGACAGCGCGCTTACTAAAGGCGCAAAAATCGCGGAACGCGGACCAGTGGGAGGTGATCGAGTTCCCGGCCATCATGCCCAGTGGCAAGCCACTTTGGCCAGGCTTTTGGAAGATCGAGGAACTGGAGGGCGTGAAGGCCACTTTGTCGGTGCAAAAGTGGAACGCGATGTACCAGCAGCAGCCCACGAACGACGAGGGTGCGATCTTGAAACGGGAGTGGTGGCGCGTGTGGCCGCACGACGATCCGCCTGTGGTGAACTACATCATTCAGTCCATGGACACGGCGTATTCCAAGAAGGAGACGGCTGACTTTTCTGTCATCACGACGTGGGGCGTGTTCTACCAAAATGAGGACTCGGGGGCGTCCATTATCTTGTTGGATGTCAAGCGCGGGAGGTGGGACTTCCCAGAGCTCAAGCGGATTGCGAAGGAGCAGTATGACCACTGGCAGCCGGACAACGTGTTGATTGAGGCGAAGGCCACGGGAACGCCGCTGCAGCAGGAGCTGCGCAAGATGAACATCCCTGTGACGATGTATTCGCCGGGCGGGCGCAGGTCGGGCACGGACAAGGTAGCGCGGGCCAATGCCATTGCACCGGTGTTCGAGGCTGGGATGGTGTGGGCTCCGGACACGGATTGGGCGGAGCTCCTTGTTGAAGAGTGCGCGGCGTTTCCGAACGGCGACAACGACGACATGGTGGACAGCACGACCATGGCCATGGACAGGTTTCGGCGTGGAAACTTCATCAGCTTGGCCACTGACGACAATGAGGAGGGCGAGGCGGGCGAGCTTGTGCCGGAGTACTATTGACAGGTAAAATGTAGGCAACTTACAGGCAGGAACCGGTATGGCCCAAAAAATCTGGACAGCAGCCGAAATGAACGCCCCGGGGATTTCTCAAGCAACCCGGGACAACATGGCAAAAAACAATGCTGGAGTGGCCCGTATTCAGGCCGAGCGAGCCGCGCAGTCGGCGGCCACGGCAGCGCGAGTAAGGGCCGAGGCTGACGCCAAGGCTGCGAGGGCAAGAGCGGAAGCTGCCGCTAAGGCAGCGCGAGCTACTCCTACAATGCGTGGGACAACGACTGGGTCTTCACCTTTTGGTGGTCCGAGGGCATCTGCTCCTACAATGCGTGGGACAACGACTGGGTCTTCGCCTTTTGGTGGTCCGAGGGCATCTGCTCCTGCTATTGGGTTTCGGGACCCCCTTCCGCCTGCCATTAAGTTTAGTCCTGCGACGAACAAAAATACGTACAAAGCTCCGCGCCCTTTATACGGTCCGACGGCGAGTCGGTCGACGGTCCCGCTGCCAACCCGTGCGGGGCCTCAATTTACGCCTGCGACGAACAGAAATACGTACAAAGCTCCGCCTCCTTTGTACAGTCCGGCGGCACGCGCAACGCCTGCGGCACCTGTGTTCCGCCCTGCATCAAACCAGCCGGCACCCTTGTCCAGGTTTAATCAGATGCTGGCAAATTTGCCAGCACCTGCCCGTCCAACAGTTAACGTGTCAAGGGTCACGAACAACCTTTCCAACGTGAACTCTAACAGCGCCAGTAGCGCGGGCCCGGGAAGCGCGGACTCTGGCAGTTTTGGCGGCGCAGGCTCTGGCAGCGCCAGCGGCCCAGGGGCTGGCGATGTGGGTTCCGGCATTCCTAGTAGCCCCGGTGCGGGCAGCGCGGACTCTGGCAGTTTTGGTGGGGTTCCGGCCGGCGGAACTCCCGCCGGTGGTGGTGCTGGCAGTGAAGCCCCTGGCGGCGGAACTCCCACCGGTGATGGTGGTGGTAGCCCCGCCGGTGGTGGTGGTGGTGGTAGCCTCGCCGGTAGTGGCTCTGGCGGCTACGGCTCTGGCGGCAATATTCCCACCTTGACCAACGACGTAGGCATGGGTGGCGGAATGCCCGCTACACACTTGTACACAACCCCGCCTAACGTCAACAAATACATTGAAGACCTTAACAAACACATTCAAGACACCATTGCGGGATTTGGCGGCGGTTCAGGCTCGGCCAGAAACGACTTGGAAGCGATACCCGGCAGCCCTGGTGCTGGTGCTGGTGCTGGTTCCCCCTCTAACTTTGTTGACGACTGGATGAACAGGCCTGACCCTGCGGGGTCCCCTGGTCCCACATCATCGGGAAACCCGGGTTTTTCTTCACCGGGCGGTTCAGGCTCAGCTAGAGACGACTTGGAAGCGCTTCCTGGTTTCCCTCAACTAGGCGACCCGGGTTTTTCCTCACCCGGCATTGGGGCATCTGCTCGAGATGATTTAAACGGATTTGATCAAGCGGGGACTGCCCCCGGCCAAGTCAATGGTCCTTCCATGGGAACCGCGCCTGGACAGGTCAATGGTCCGCCTATGGCTACCGCACCTGGACAGGTCAATGGTCCGCCTATGGCTACCGCACCCGGACAGGTCAACGCCAATATTGACCCACCCGAAGCGCCTCCAGTGGCACCTCCCACTGCGGCGGAACAGGCGGCGGCTCTTCGTGCGTTGATTAAATCGGGACCGCAAACGCAGGAAGAGCTGGATAAAGCGCTTCTCAAGTACAGCCCGGAGCAATTGGCTGCGGCATTCCCCGAGTTTGGTGGCGTTCCAGAATACACAACAGCGGCTGAAGAAGCCCGAAAACGTGCCGCCGCCGCTGCCAATCCTCCCGTAGCTCCGCCAGTGGTAGCTCCGCCAGTGGTAGCTCCGCCAGTGGTAGCTCCGCCAGTGGTAGCCCCACCTGTGGCACCTCCACCTGTGGCACCTCCGCCAGTGGCACCCCCACCTGTGGCACCCCCACCTGTGGCACCCCCACCTGTGACACCTCCGGCAATCCCCCCTACCGGAATTGCAGTGAGTTCTGCTACAGGTCCAAGGGAATTTGACCCGATAACCATGCGGCCAAGGCCCGGAACAGGTGGCACACCTGGGGGCCCTGGCACACCTGACTACGGCGTTCCCACTCTCCCTGGTGCCGGCTTGAGGGCCCCTGGCCTGAACGCGTTTGAAGACGAGGTGCTCAAGCGCACCGCAGTCGGCCCTCTGGCTGCTCCTGCGAACAGTTATGAGCGCCCAATGGTGCCGGCCCAGTCTGGCACACCGTCTGCACCCGCTTTACCCGCGCGCTCAATGGGCAATAACAGTCTGGACCCCCACACTTTGGGTAGCTACAAGAAGCTGTCAGACACATTCGGCACCACGCGGGATCGCATGGGTAACGCAGTTGCTTCCGCAGTGGTCCCCGCAGCAGACGCGGTGAGACAGGGCCAACTGTCCGCTCAAGCTTCAGGGGGAGGAGCGCCTCTGTCAGGCACCTTGGGCACTACAACGGACCGTTTTGGCAATGTCATTGCGGCCCCAACAATGCCGGCGTTCTTTAAAGAAGGTGGAGAGGCCGTGAGCAACGGCACTTATATCAGCGACTACCTGCAGCAAGAGCAAGAGAAGGAAAAGGCTGATTCAATTGACATCGACCCGTTGGGCACGGCTCAAAAGTATTTGACCGATGTGACTAGCGTGACCAAGAAGCTGTCCCCTGTGCGCCAGAACATAAAGCGCCCTTCGCGGGGCGCGGGCGGTTCGGAGTCTTCCAAGGAGATGAACCTCAAGCTGGCTCCTTTGGCGGAAATCAAACAGCTGAAGCTTGACACGACATCCTCGCCTGGTGAGTCTAAAAACACGGACTCAGCCCGGGCGCAGATGGAGGCGTTTGTCGAGCAGTATCAGCGCAAGATCAAAATTGCCAAGAACAAGGCCCTTGGCCTACGGGCCAATACCCTTGGAGCGCCCACATTGGAGGCACCAACCCTGACCAGGAACACTCTGGGTAAGAAGACTTTTGCTAAAGGTGGTGAAGTAAAAAAGCCTGAGGCCGAAGTGGCTGAGCCCAGCATCTTCGGCGTGAGTGACTATGCCACCAAGGCGTCGGCCCGCATGTTCCCTGACCAGCTTGGCCAAGACGATCAGCGGGACGCGGCCCGGCATATGTTGGCCGCTGGCAGTGTGGCGCGCAAGTATGGTCCCAAGGCGGCAGAGTTGCTGGGCAAGGCCCACGAGTACACCAGCAACCCGCAAACCTTCTTTTCGGCACTGGGCATTGGCAAGCCGCGTGACGACCTGCCCTACGATGTTCACAACAACCGCATCGGTGCGGAACTTGCAGCGCGGTCCACGAGCCAGGCTGAGTTGGAAAAGCTGGTGCAGGCCATGGCGCTGCAGGCTCAGACCAAGCAAACCAAGGACAAACCCTACATCATGAGCCGTGAGCAGCTGGACGCGCGCAAGGCCAAGGCCGAAAAGGGCCCGGCCCAGCGTCCCGAGTACCGCGCCGAGGGCAGCCCTGAAGAGGGAGAGGTCTCGCAAGCAGAGCTTGACGCCGCAAGCAGGCCTGCTTTTGTCACGCCCAAGTCTGGCAAAGGTCGCAAGAGCTCGACCAAGGCAGGGGACCTGGAAGCTGCTGCATTGCAGGGCATCTCTGAAACACCGTACAACCTCTTGGGTGCACCGGTGGACTTGGCCACCATGGCCATGCGTCCGTTTGGCTACAACGTGGAAGCGCCCATGCTGGGCTCGGAGGATTTGAAGCGCCGTGCCACCAAGGCCGGCATCCGCCAAGAGCCGCCCAAGGAAGGCACAGCCGCGCGGGCCTTGTTCAACATCGCTGAGATCGGCTCAAGCGCCGTGAACCCTGCAGCGCCTGTGCGCGCAGGCATGAAGGCAGCCAAGGCCGTGGGCGACAAGGCTGCTGACGTGGGCAAGGATTTCTTGGAGTACAACCGCCAGATTTCTGTCCCTGGCGCGTCGTATGCGGTGCGCCCCACCGGCAGCACCATGCTCACGGGCACTGTGGGCTTGAACAAAAACGTCAGCGAAGTAGATCAATTGTTGCAAGGCGGCATAACTGAGGCCAAATACGTCACAGAAAGAAACGATGAGAAACGCGGCCTCATCGAAGATTTTTGGAACAAAAAGGCGCGCAACTACTTTGAACGGCAGTACGGCACGCCAGACGACCCGATTTTGGAAGGCATCAAAACAAAGAAGCTCAAGGGAACGGCGTTGTCAGACCTGAGAACAGGCTTTCCGAGGAGCCTTATAGATTCCTTGGCCGTAGGCAAGACAAGGACCAAAGAAGGGGCACGCCCAGCTGCGGATTTTGTTGGCCCAGGGCCCGCTGAATCGCGCTTCTTTCCAGAATATCCGGAATCATACGAAGACGTCTCGCGGCGCTATGACGAGGCTACGGGCCTCCGGGGCAACCTGATCACCACCAACCCTGCCGCTGCTGAGACCGCCTACAGCTCCATCAGCTCGGAAGGCCGGGCCATGGGCCGTGCAGCGGCAGAGATAGAAGCGGACAAGATGATGGCCCAGGGCATGCGACCAGAGCTGATTAACACCGAAATAGGGATTACGACCCGTGGAGTTAAGGACCCGGACCGCATTGTGAGCGAGAACAGCGCGCGTTCGGCAAAGGATTTGTATCAGGCGTTTGAAGAGGCATCTGCCTACAAGAAGATGACACCCGAGCAACAGCTTGCGTGGGCCAATGACCAGTTTGGCAAGGGCCGCTCAGGCCTGCAAGGCTTGGACCAGTCCGAAGTGGGCCCAAATCTGCTGCCCCAAAACGTGCTTACCGCCATTGAAAAGGGCGAGCCTGTTTACGACATTGGCTACATGGGCAAGACACTTGGCGTGTTGTTTAAGCCAGAAAACATCAATGAGTATCTCGCCAGCCTGCCCGCGCGAGAGCTTGCCAACATCCGTTTTGAAGACGCGGTACGCGGCGGCCTGAAGCTGGGCGAAAACAAGTTCAAGCTTGAGACCATGGTCAGCAGGATTAAAGCTGGCAAGCCCGTGGCGGAAAACGTGTTTTCTGATGGCGTGAGCAAGCCCCTGCTGCAGTTTGGCGAGGGCTCGGGCCTGGACGGCTTTGCCTGGAAACGCATTGAAAAGCGCGAAGCAACAGTGCCGGAAGGCGCGTATGTCGGCCACTCCGTGGGCGGCTATGAGCTGGGTGGCGTAGGTTACTCTAAAGATAAAATGGACGGCTTTGGCACCGGCAAATGGCAGGTATATACTCTACGTGACAACCGTAATAGACCTGTCAACACAATCGAGGTGAAGATGCTGGACGAGACCACGCCTGTCGTGACACAAATCAAGGGCAACGGTCGTGCTTCGGGCAACACCGCACCTGAGAAATATGATGCCGCCGTCTTAAGATTCTTGCAAACTCACCTCAAGCCAGCAGCAATTGAAGAGTCGGACAGCTACCTGACCCCCTTGCTGCAGAATTACAAAACAGAGCTCGGAGCGTCCCCACGCACTCGATAAGGAACACACATGGCAATCGAAAAAGCACTGAACCGCATGCCCATGCTCGAGGTAGTCATCGGCGGCGGGGGCATTCCAGCGCCCCAGTCGGACATCGAGATCATCATCGAAGAGGACGGCGGCGCAACTATTGAGATGGGCGAGAAGGATGCCGAGGAGGTGGACTTCTACGCCAACCTGGCCGAGGTCATTGATTCAGACGAGTTGGCCACGATCGGCATCGAAGTGTCCTCTTTGTTCCAAGCGGACAAGGGTTCGCGGTCCGACTGGGAGCAGATGTACGCCAAGGGCCTTGATCTGCTGGGCTTTCGCATGGAAGAGCGCACCAAGCCTTTCCGTGGCGCGTCAGGCGCGACCCATCCAATGCTGACCGAGGCCATCATTCAGTTCCAGGCACAGGCCTTCAAAGAGCTCATGCCTGCCGGCGGACCTGTCCGCAGCCAAATCATGGGCAAGGAGACGGTGGAAAAGTTCCAGCAGGCCGGCCGCGTGCAGGACTTTATGAACTATCAGCTCACCACGGTGATGGAGGAGTACACGCCGGAGTTTGACCAGCAGCTTTTCTACACTGGTTACGGTGGTTCGACCTTCAAAAAGGTCTACTACGACTACCAACTGGAGCGCATGGTGTCCAAACTGTGCCTGGCAGACGACGTTTACATCCCCTACAACGGCTCAAGTGTCGTGTCCCAATGCCCACGGCTCACGCACCGCATTGCGATGGACTCCAACGAGTACAAAAAGCGCGCCTTGGCCGGTGAGTACCTCGATATTTTCTTGGACACTTACTCTACACCTGCTGATGCGAGTCAAATTCAAGAGGCGGTTGACAAAATCACCGGCATCCAGCCTACCGACGACATTGGAGAGGTGTTTTTGCTCGAGCAACTGGTTGATTTGGACATCCCAGGCTTTGAAGACAAGGACGAAGACGGCGAGGTGACCGGGATCAAGCGCCCATACGTCGTCACACTGGCCGAGGACACGCTTAAAGTGGTCGGAATTCGTCGAAACTGGAAAGAAGACGACAAAAAATGCCGTCGCCGCAACTATTTTGTGCATTACGTGCTTGTCGAAGGCCCAGGAGCCTATGGTCTGGGCTTTGTGCACCTCATTGGCGGTCTCAGCAAGGCCGCTACGAGCGCTTTGCGCCAGTTGACCGACGCCGGAACTCTGTCTAACCTGCCCGCAGGCTTCAAAGCCAAGGGCGCGCGGATCGCGGACGACTCTAACCCGATCCAACCGGGTGAATGGCGTGACATTGATGCTGGTGGCGCGGAACTTTCTGCTTCGCTCATGCCATTGCCGTACAAAGAGCCAAGCCAAGTGCTGTTCACGCTCATGGGGTTCTTGATTGACTCGGGCAAGCGCCTGTCCAGCACTGCCGACATGCAAGTTGGCGACGGCAACCAGTACGCGCAGGTTGGAACGACCTTGGCGCTACTGGAGCGCGGCTCTATGGTCATGTCCAGCATCCACAAGCGCCTGCACTATGCGCAGACGCTGGAGTTCAAACTCCTGTTTGAGGGCTTTGGCCAGTACATGCCTGACGAGTACCCCTACGACGTGCCTGGGGCCAGTCGCAAGATCAAGAAGAAGGACTTTGACACCATGGTGTCGGTGCAGCCCGTGGCTGACCCCAACATCTTCAGCTCCGCTCAGCGTATCCAGCTTGCACAGATGCAGCTGCAGCTTGCACAGAGCGCCCCGAACATGCACAACATGTACGAGGCCTTCTACCGCATGTATGCAGCGCTGAACGTCCGTGACATTGATGGTGTGCTGTTGCCGCAGAACACCAATACGCCTCGCGACCCTGCGTCTGAGAACAGCGACGTGCTCAATGGCATGAAGCTCAAAGCCTTTGCCGGCCAGCAGCATGATGCCCACATGGCAGCGCACCTGATGATGGGCCTGTCACCTCTTTTGCAGGCCAACCCCTTGGCCGCGATTGAACTGCAAAAGCACATCCTGGATCACGTGCGCCTGCGCGCGGAAGAGGACGTCGAAGCCGACCTGTTCAAGGCCTATGGCACCGATCCCGATCGCATGGTGTCTGCCATCCAGAAGGAGGGCATGATTGCCCTGCGCATTGCAGCTGGAATCAAGGAGGTGCGGGACATGCAAGAGGCTTTCGCAGGTGGCGAAGGACCCGACCCGTTGGTCGTGCTCAAGGAAAAAGAGATTGCCCAGCGCGGCCAAGCCGACCAAGCGCGCATCAACATTGACCAACAGCGCTTGGCCATGGATCAGCAAAAGCAGCAAGAGACTTTGCAGCTCAACCGTCAGAAGTTGCAACTGCAGGAAGCCAAGCTCAACCAACCAGGAGGCCAGTATGGCGGTTAAAGAAATTCCACTCAAGCGCGTGAAGACCAAAGAACCAAAGGGCGTAAAGTACGGGATGCCCAAGACGCCCCCGGGCGTGCAGGGTCCGTCCATGATTGTCAAAAAGCGTGACGGCAACCGTCCAGTTAAGATATACTGAGTTGTGAGTAAGCGCTATCAGACGGGGCCTTGTACCGTCTGCTTTTCATGGAAATCACCATGCTTGAATTTGCAGAAGCAGTTCTGAAAGAAATCAGGAAACTCCAGGATCAATCCAAGCAGATTGTCCTGAACGGAACCATCACAGACATGGAGCGCTACCGCTTCATGATGGGTCGCCTTGAGGGTTTGAGAATGGTTGAAGACTCCGTGAAAGACTTGCTCAAAAAGGTCACAGACGATGTCGACGATTTTCTCAAGTGAAAGGAAGACCATGGAAACCGCAGCAGTACCTGAAATCAACATGACCGCCTTGGAGCGTAAGTGGGCCGAGGAAGCAGCCAACAAGCCGCCAGCCCTCGAAGACGCCTACACCGAGCTCGGGTTTGACCCCGAGAAGCTCGCCCAAGCCGTCATCGACACCATTCCAAAACCTACCGGGTGGCGCATTGCCATCCTGCCCTATCGCGGCGCGGAGAAGACCAAAGGCGGCATCGTCTTGGCCGAGGAAACGCAGCGCAGAACGCAGCTTGGCACCACGTGCGGCTACGTCTTGAAAGTGGGCGATCTTGCCTATGCCGACGAGAGTAAATTTCCCGCCGGACCGTGGTGCAAGGCAGGTGACTGGATCATCTTCGGCCGATATGCGGGTGCTCGCATCCCAATCGACGGCGGTGAGATTCGTTTGTTGAACGACGACGAAGTTTTGGCTGTTGTGAACAGTCCTGAAGACATTCTGCACATGTAAAGGAGCAACGACATGAATGATGACCTGCAATTTAAGATCGGTGAGGATGAAAGTCCAGCCACCGTATCCATCGGGGAGGACGGCGCTGCTGAAGTGCTGGACAAGCCCCAAGCGCCCCTTGTTGAAACGCCCTCCCCACAGGGCAGCGACAACGCTGCCGGGGGCGAGCTCGACCAATACAGCGAAGGCGTCAAAAAGCGCATTGACAAGCTGACCGCACGCCTGCGCGAGACCCAGCGCCGTGAGCAGGCGGCATTGGAATATGCCAAGAGCGTCCAGGCTCGCGCCACGCAGCTTGAACAGCAGTACATGGCCGTGGACAGCGAACGCCTGGGCGAGGCCAACGGCCGTGTGCAGACGCAAGTAGTCGCTCTCAAGCAGATCATCCGCAAGGCCCGTGAAGAGGGCGACATTGACACCGAGACAGAGGCCCAGCAGCGTCTCACGTCCCTGACTTGGGAGCAAAATCAGCTCAATACGGCCACTCAGCAGCGCGAGCAGCAACAGCAAGAGTGGAACTACCAACAGCAGGTGGCTGCCCAGCAGGCCGCGCAGCAGCCACAGGTCCAAGTGCAACAAGAGGTTGATCCTCGTGTTGAAGAATGGGCAGAGCGCAATCCTTGGTACGGCCGCGACACGGCCATGACCCACGCAGCGTGGGGAATTCATCGCCAGCTAATCCAATCCGAAGGATTTGACCCAAGCAGCGAGGAGTACTATGATGAGCTTGACAAACGCTTGAAACAGAATTTCCCCCAGAAACTGGGAGGAGGCCAGTCTCAAGCGCAAACTAACAGAGCCACCAGGAACGTGCAAACGGTGGCACCTGCATCCCGATCCTCGGGTATTAACAACGCACGCCGCACTGTCAAATTGACACCAAGTCAAGTTGCAATTGCCAAAAAGCTGGGCGTTCCTCTCGAGGAATATGCCAAGTACGTAAAGGAGTAAGACCATGTCAGACGTTAAAGTACCCGTACTCAATCGCAATTCTCGCGGTGTCGAATCCCGTGAGAAAGATGCGCGACGTAAACCCTGGGCTCCCCCTTCACGACTGGATGCGCCTCCTGCGCCTCCGGGATACAAGCACCGTTGGATTCGGGCTGAAGCTGGTGGTATTGACGACCGCACGAACATCTCTGGAAAACTCCGCGAGGGGTATGAGTTGGTTCGTGGGGACGAGTACCCCGACTATCACGTCCCAACAGTGGAAGATGGCCGACATGCTGGCGTGATCAGCGTGGGAGGCCTACTCCTTGCTCGCATCCCTGTGGAAACAGTTGAAGAGCGCAATGCGTATTACCGTAATCGAGCGAACGACCAATTGCAAGCTGCCGACAATGAGCTGATGAAAGCGAATGCTCACAATAGCATGACCATTCAGCGACCCACCCGACAGTCTCGCGTATCCTTCGGCGGCTCTAACAAGGGCTGACGAATCCATCTTTTTCAAAGGAATGACAAATGGCTAACATCGACAAAGCCTTTGGTCTGCGTCCTCTCGGCAATCTCTCCGCCACTGGTGCCCAAGCTCAGTACGGCTACGAAATTGCAGACAACCAGTCCGGAGCAATTTTCCAAGGCGACCTCGTCACCATCTTTGATGGCTACTTGGTCAAATTCGCACCTGCCACCCATACAGCCGCCGTTGGCGTCTTCAATGGTTGCCAGTACATCGACCCCACCACAGGCAAACCCACCTGGAAGAACTACTACCCTGGTTCGGTCAACATCACCGCTGGCAAGATCGTTGCCGACGTGATCGACGATCCATCACAGCTGTTCTTGATCCAAGCTGATGAAGACATCGTTCAGGCCGACATCGGCAAGAACGCTGACGTCGTCGGCACTGGCGGCAGCACCACCACAGGTGTTTCCACCATGGAATTGGACTCGTCCACCATCGCCAATACCGCCGCTTTGAACCTGAAGATCGTCGGTATGTATGACGTCCCCGGCAACGCCCTGGGCACCAATGCCGTGGTGGTTGTGAAAATTAACGAACATCTGTACGGCAGTGCTGGTGTTGCTGGTCAAGGAGCTTAATCATGGCAATTTCACGCGCACAACTGGTCAAGGAACTTGAGCCAGGCCTCAACGCCCTTTTCGGCCTCGAGTACAAAAACTACGAGAACCAACACACCCAAATCTACGCTATCGAATCTTCGGACCGCGCGTTTGAAGAGGAAGTCATGGAATCGGGCTTCGGCGAAGCTCCTGTGAAGACTGAAGGCGCTGGCGTTTCGTACGACCAAGCACAAGAGGTCTACACTGCTCGCTACACCCACGAGACCATCGCCCTGGCGTTCTCGCTGACCGAAGAAGCCGTTGAGGACAACCTCTACGACCGCCTGTCGGCCCGCTACACCAAGGCTCTGGCTCGCTCCATGGCTCAAACCAAGCAGATCAAGGCTGCAGCTGTGCTGAACGGCGCTTTCACCACCTCTATTGGTGGCGACGGTGTTGCTTTGTGCTCCACTGCTCACCCCACTCTGGGTGGTCCAAACCTGTCCAACACTCTGGCTACTGCCGCTGACTTGTCCGAGACCTCCTTGGAACAGGCCCTGATCGACATCGCAGCGTTCACCGATGAACGCGGCCTGAAGATCGCCGTGCAAGGCTTGAAGTTGATCATCCCCAAAGAGCTGATGTTCACTGCTGACCGTATCATGAAGTCCACGCTGCGCGTCGGTACTGCTGATAACGATGTCAACGCCATCAAGAACATGGGCATGGTGCCTCAGGGCTACGTGGTCAACAACTTCCTGACCGATCCAGATGCGTTCTTCCTCAAGACTGACGCACCTAACGGCATGAAGATGTTCGAGCGCGTGTCCATGAAGACCGGTTTCGAAGGTGACTTTGACACCGGCAACGTCCGTTACAAGGCCCGGGAACGCTACAGCTTCGGCTTCAGCGACCCACGCGGCATGTTCGGTTCGCCAGGCGCAGCCTAAGCGAAAAAGGGTCGGGGGTTCCCGGCCAATAAAAAGGGGCTTCGGCCCCTTTTTCTTTTTTTGTAAATAGGTTATATTGGACGCACTCCGGGGTTTCTCGGCGCATCTGACAGTCCCGGCTGACGACATGCAGATAGATGCGCCTCAACTTGCATGTAAGGAAAATCATGGCAAACACCACGTTTACCGGCCCAGTTCGCTCGCAGAACGGCTTTCAATCTGTCACCGTCAGCCCCACCTCCGGTGCTGTTACTGTAGATGCCACTTTTGGCACCGCTACCAGCGTGACCGATTTGACAACTACCAACCTGGTTTTCACTGATCAGAACCACCCCACAAAGGCCGCGATCAACGCCACCGCAACCGCCACCGCCGCTGAAGTTGCAACCGGCTACATCACATCCACTTCGGCTGCCGCTACGACCATCACTTTGCCTACCGGCACTTTGCTTGGCGCAGCTCTTGGCGCTACTAAAGGCACTGTGCTGGAACTGTACGTGGACAACACCGGCGGCGCAAACACCGTGACTATTGCTGTTGCAGTCAACGGTATCTTGTCCAGCGCAGCTGCTGACACAGCCGGTTCGTTTGGTGACCTGACTGTGGCCTCTGGCGTTACCGGCTTGGCACGATTCACCATCATGTTCTCCAGCGCCACAGCATACGTCTTCACGCGTACCGCTTAACCAGGGGCCATCATGAGCAACAGCAATATTCAGGCAGTCACAAAGACTGCTGATGGCCATGCAGTTGCGGGCCGCACAAGAGTAGCTGGTATTTACTTCACAAACACCGCTACAGCCGCGTCTTTTTCCCTGAAGAACGGCAGCACTACCGCAGGCACAGCCCTGCTGACCATTGTTACACCTGCTGCGGCTGGAGCTACTGACCTTATCCTCCCGGATATGGGAATTCTCTTTGACTCAGGGGTGTTTATTGATGTTTCCAGTGCTGAAGTTACCAGCGTGACACTGTTGTTTTATGGTGGGGCAGCGCAGTAATGGCTAAAAAGACCCCCTCCCTTTCGGTCGGTCGCGGCGAGAAATTGCCCGTCTCCAAGGGGGCGGGCTTGACTGCCAAAGGCCGTGCAAAGTACAACGCGGCAACGGGCAGCAATTTGAAAGCCCCGCAGCCTGAGGGCGGTAAGCGCAAGGACTCGTTCTGCGCGCGCATGAGCGGCATGCCGGGACCGATGAAAGACGAGAAGGGTAAACCGACTCGTAAGGCCGCCGCCCTGGCGCGATGGAAGTGCTGACATGGAGATGATGGTATGGAACATCGTTTTGACAGCGGTAGTGGGCCTCATGGGGTTTTTGCTTAAAGGCAAGTTCGACGAGCTGTCCAGGCTCGGAATTTTGCTTAACCGCACACGCGAAGAGGTTGCCAGGGACCACATCACGCGCAGGGAAGTGGACGATCGAGTTGAGAAACTTGTTGTCCACATGGATCAACGGTTTAACCGAATCGAGCAAAAGCTCGATGACATGCAAAAAGGACGGATGACATGAAAGCACCGATGAAAATGGTCAAAAAAGGCGGCAAATCAGTGCCTGCTTTTGCGGCCGATGGCGTTGGCAAAATGAAAAAAGGCGGCGCGGTAGGCATGCACAAGATGCCTGACGGCAAGATGATGAAAGACTCTGACATGGGCGACAAGATGGGTCGTGCTGTCAAACGTAAAACGGCCGACGTCAAGGGCCGTGCAATGAAAAAAGGAGCATGATCATGGCTGGTAAAGGAATGGGTTGCGCCACTCGTGGCGGCGGTGCTGTTGAAAGCGGCCCTGCAAACAAGGTAATGTCCGAAACAAGCAAGACCACTGGTCCTGTTCGCATGAAAAAGGGCGGCATGGCCAACAAAGGCGGCATGAATGAGCACAAGCGCATGGCCATGGGCAAGCCCATTGGCAAAATGGGCGGGGGCATGATGGCCAAGGGCTACAAAAAAGGCGGAGCAGCCTGCTAAATGGCCACATCAGGCACCACCACATTCAACCTGTCGATTGACGACCTGGTTGAGGAAGCATTTGAGCGCTGTGGCATGCGGCCAACCAGTGGGTTTCAACTCACCTCGGCCCGCCGATCGCTCAACTTGCTTTTCCTTGACTGGGCCAATCGCGGGCTGAACCTGTGGACAATTGAGCAGGCCACTTTCCCGTTGACCGCTGGCGTCAACGAGATTGCCTTGGACGAGTCGGTTGTCAATGTGCTTGAGGCGGTCATTCGTCAAAACAACCAAGGCACCAACACGGATGTGTACATTGAGCGCATCAGTCGTGAGGACTGGCTCAACGTGCCTGACAAAACAACGCAGGCTCGCCCTGCGCAGTTTTATGTCGAGCGCACCACCATCCCCAAGGTGTACTTTTACCCTGCCCCGGCTGCTGGGTACACGTTTGTGTATTACCGCATTCGCCGTATCCAAGACGCAGGAAGCTATGTCAACACGGCGGACGTGAATTTTCGCTTCTTACCTTGTTTGGCGTCCGGCTTGGCGTACTATCTTTCTCTGAAGTTTGCTGCTGATCGCGCTGCGGCGCTCAAGGCGATTTATGAGGAAGATTTCCAGCGCGCCGCTCTGGAGGATCGCGATACTGCAAGCGTGCAGTTCGTACCGGACATGGGGGTGTGACATGGCTTTTGCGTCAGGCATGCACTCCTATGGGCTGTGCGACTACTGTGGCCAGCGCTACCGGTACAACACCCTGCGCAAGAATTGGCGTGGCTTTATGGTGTGCCCAGATGACTACGAGCCAAAAGAGCCGCAGCTTGAGCCCTTACGCTACAAAGGCGATGCCATTGCGTTGCGCGATCCGCGTCCCGACCGCATCGAGCCTGTGTCCGTCTTTGTTGGCGCACCAGGCTTTACCGCTTTTCAAAGCTATGGCAGTGTGCGCGGTGGCACTAACATGCAGCCGTACGTACAGGACCAAGCGCTCATCGCGCAAGGTGTTGTTGGATCAGTGACTGTGAGCATTTCATGACCTACGACGAACTTGTCACCAACATCCGTAACTACACCGAGGTAGGGAGTAACGTCTTTACTGAGCCGGTGATCAACACCTTCATCACCATGGCGGAGAACCAGATTCTTCGCGAGATTGACTTGGACGTGTTCAAGCTGGAAGTTACCGGCAACATGACCCAGGGCAACAGGTTCCTAAGCGCCCCTTCGGACCTGCTCACGCATCGTTACATGATTCTGACGCCGGCCAGTGGCGAGCAGATTTTCTTGGACTTTCGGGACACATCCTTCATGAAGGAGTACTGGGCGAATGGCACTACACAGGGCACGCCCAAGTACTATTCAGTGTGGGACCAGAACACTTTTTACATTGCGCCTACGCCAAATCAGGCCTACAGCGTGGAACTGGGCTACATCTACCGCCCGGCGCAGCTGTCGTCCGCCAATCCGACGACTTGGGTCAGCATCAATGCACCAGAGGCATTGTTGTACGCATGTTTGATCCAGGCCTACAGCTACACCAAGGGGCCTGCGGACATGATGCAGTATTTCCGTGCAGCCTACAAAGAGGCCATACAGGGCTTGGGCGCTGAGCAGCAGGGTCGCCGCCGTCGTGATGAATATCGAGATGGTATGCTTCGTATTCCACTTAAGTCGGAGTCACCTGGACCATGATCACACCCCTTGTTCAAGCTTCTATGGGAAGCGTTTTTGTCGAGACAACGCAGGCACGCGGCTGGACAGCCGAAGAGTTGGCCGTCCGTGCTGCTGACAAAATTATCTACATTGGAGACCAGTCGCATCCTGCAGTGCAGGCGCAGGCTCGGGCATTTAAGGAAAACGTCAAACAAGTGGTGGCGTTTTATTTGAAAGAGGCGATTGAGCAGGACAGGGCGACAATTGCAGCCAGGCTTACCCAAGCCGGGCATCCCAACTTGGTTCACTTACTAGGAGAGTAAAAATGGCATTTTCAGGCAACTTCATGTGCACCAGCTTTAAAACAGAGCTGATGCAAGCCGTGCACAACTTCACCGCCAGCACCGGCAATACGTTTAAGCTGGCCCTGTACGACAACAGCGCGTCTTTCACGGCCGCGACTACTGCTTACACTGCCACCAACGAAGTGCCGAACTCTGGCACGTATGCAGCAGGCGGCGGCACGTTGACCAACGTCACGCCCACGTCCAGCGGTACCACCGCATTTACGGACTTTGCTGACCTGTCATTTACCAGCGCAACTATCACCGCTTATGGCGCGTTGATTTACAACGACACGGCGGCAGGCAACCCAACCGTTTGCGTGCTGGATTTTGGTGGTGCAAAGACGTCTACCGTCGGCACTTTTACCATCATCTTCCCAACTGCTGACGCTACAAATGCAATTATCCGAATTGCATAAAAGTTGTAGATGTCCAATGCAGCTGTTGCCTTTGACGGATGGAACGCGTCTGGCGTAGCCTGGGGAGACCAGCCTTGGGGGGAGGGCGCGCTTGATATTGCCGCAACTGGAGCGGTAGGAACAGCCACGACAGAGCAAGGCGTTACTGTCAACCTCGTCGGGGTAGAGGGAACCGCTTCCGTTGGACAAGTAACGGTAGACATCGCAAGTTCCATATCCGTATCTGTTACCGGGGTAGCGGGCACGGCGCTTGTCGGTCAGGTAGCAGTAGGGGAAGGGGTATCCGTTGCTGTTACGGGAGTGCAAGGGATTGCTTCCGTCGGCCAAGTTGTGGTGGACGTTTCAACCTCCGTATCTGTCGCTGTTACGGGAGTGCAGGGGACTGCTTTCGTCAGCCCGGTAACGATAGAAGGGACTGCGTCTGTCGCTGTTACGGGAGTGCAGGGGATTGCTTCCGTCGGCCAAGTTGTGGTGGATGTCTCGGGTTCCGTATCCGTTCCTGTCACGGGGGTAAGCAGTGCCGCGTCTGTCGGCCAGGTAACGATAGAGGGGACTGCGTCTGTCGCTGTTGCGGGAGTGCAGGGGATTGCTTCCGTCGGCCAAGTTGTAGTGGATGTCTCGAGTTCCGTATCCGTTGCTGTTACGGGAGTGCAGGGGGTTGCTTCCGTCGGCCAAGTTGTGGTGGACGTTTCAACCTCCGTATCTGTCGCTGTTACGGGAGTGCAAGGGGTTGCTTCCGCCGGCCAAGTGACAATGCAGGGCACGGCATCTGTAACTCCCATAGGGGTGACAGGCGTGACTTTCCTCGGCCAAGTAGCAGTAGGAGAGGTCGTCGATGTTTCTGTTACAGGGGTGACGGGCACGGCGTCCGTTGGCCAAGTCGCGGTAAATGCGGCAGCAGTAGCAACTGTCGCAGGGGTAGCGGGCACGGCATCTGTCGGCCAGGTAACAACACAGGGCACGGCATCTGTTTCTGTTACGGGGGTGCAAGCAGCAGGCATCGTAGGGGCCATTGTTTTTGTAGATGTGACGGTGCTTGTAACCGGGGTGCAGGCGATAGGGAGAATTTCAAACGTCCTTGTTTGGGGAGTTGTTAACGACAGCAACACTATTGCATGGCAGCCCGTTAGCGACGAGAATACCGTTACATGGACTGCAGTTTCTACATGAGGAATAATTATGGCAAGTACCTTTTCAGACCTTAAGTTTGAGCTTATTGGCACTGGGGATCAGGCAGGCAACTGGGGCCAGACTACCAATGACAATATCGGCACGGCCATTGAACAGGCAATCACAGGTCTTGGAAATCCTGTTTTTACAACAGATGCAGACCTGACGATCTCCCTTACGGACACGGTTGCCCTGCAGACGGCAAGGGCCTTGGTCCTAAACGCCACGTCTACGGGAAGTCTTTCCGCGACCCGCAGCCTGGTGGTTCCAACGATTGAAAAACAGTACATCGTCCAAAACAACACGTCGGGCGGACAAAGCATTGTTGTGAAAACAACCGCAGGGACGGGCATCACGGTCCTTAACGGAAGCAAGATGCACCTGTACGTGGACGGGGTGAACGTAGTAGACGCCGTTTCGCGCTTCAGCGCCCTTACCCTTGCTGCGGCGCTTCCTATTACAAGTGGCGGGACGGGCACCACTACACCAAGTCTTGTCGCTGGCACCAATGTCACGGTTACCGGCACATGGCCAAATCAGACTATTGCTTCAACAGGCGGTGGCGGTGGCGGCGTATCGGCAGCGACGGTATACGGATTAATAACAATTTTCGGAGTTTGATATGGCAGCACCAAATTTAATCGCAGCAACGGCAATCTACGGAAAGACAACAGCGGTGAGTCTAACAACAACCTCTGCAACTTCCGTGTTGAGCAATGCAGCCAGCAGTGGAAAATGCTTGAAAATTAATACTGTTAACGTAGCCAACACTTCCCTTAATACAGTTTCCGTAACACTGGTCTGGAATAATGCCGCTAGTTTAGCAGGAACAAGTTTTGCAATTGCAAGTACTATATCAGTGCCTGCCAACACTACTTTAAACATTATTGATAAAACAAGCCAGTATTACTTAGAAGAAAATCAAAGTCTAGGTGCAACTGCATCAACATCAACAACCTTAGTCGTGACTTGCAGCTACGAGGACATAAGCTAATGGTCAAGAGATACGATGGCAGTTTAATTTCTGCCACTCCACCCGCCTCGACTTCAACTGCCACTAGTGCGGTTTGGGGTACTAGCGATCAAATTCAATTACAACAGGCGAATAATTGGCCGCTGGTTGTACTCCCTGCACCCTCAACAGTTGAATATCTTGTTGTGGCAGGGGGTGGTGGTGGTGGTGGTTGGCAGGGCGGGGGTGGTGGCGCTGGGGGATTTAGAACTGCATCAGGGTTTGCAGTTTCCTCCGGCACCGCTATTACAGTAACTGTGGGCGGCGGAGGCATTGGTCAGCCGGCCGGCACTGATAATGCTTACACAAACGGAAGTAATTCCGTTTTTAGTAGTATAACCTCTACGGGTGGAGGTCGTGGAGGAAACTTTACCAATGCCGGATTAAAGGGTCAAAATGGAGGTTCGGGAGGAGGGGGTTCATACAACTCCGGAGCCTCCGCCGGCGGTGGAACAGGGACAGTCGGCCAAGGTAACAACGGGGGCATTGGCACTACTGCACCTAACTATGGCGCTGGAGGGGGCGGTGGAGCCTCCGCCGTTGGAGGTATTGGAACCGGCACTGTTTGTGGGGTCGGCGGAGCCGGCACTGCATCAAGTATTTCTGGGAGTTCCGTAACGTATGCTGGAGGCGGCGGGGGTAGTGCAGGTAACATCAGCAGCCCGGTTGGAGGGGCAGGAGGGGCCGGCGGCGGTGGGGCCGGCGGGACAAATAGTATGGGCACTAGTGGCACTGTGAATACAGGAGGTGGTGGCGGGGGTGCGGGCACCTCCGGCAATACCGGAGTTAACCACAAAGGCGGTGGCGCAGGTGGTTCGGGTATTGTGATTATTAGCTACTCTTCGGCATTTAGAGCCGCGACCGCTACAACGGGCAGTCCAACAATTACAGTGGTCGGTGGATTCAGGGTTTATAAATTTACCGGCTCCGGTTCAATAACATTTTAAAATAAGAGTTTAATCATGGCAAGCACGTCTTTCCCCTTGTTTGTTGCTTCTGTACTCATGAGGTCATAAGTTAATGGTTAAAAGATACAAAGGCGGTTCGATTTCTGCCACTCCACCCGCCTCGACTTCATCTGCCACTAGTGCGGTCTGGGGTATTAGCAAGCAAATTCAATTAGAACAGGCGAATAATTGGCCGCTAGTTGTACTCCCTGCGCCCTCAACAGTTGAATATCTTGTTGTGGCAGGGGGCGGCGGTGGCGGTGGCTGGGAGGGTGGTGGCGGTGGTGCTGGGGGATTACTTACTGCATCAGGGTTTGCGGTCTCCGCCGGCACGGCTATTACAGTAACAGTAGGCGGGGGAGGCATTGGTCAGCCGGCCGGCACTAATAATGCTTATGCAAACGGGAGTAATTCTGTTTTTAGTAGTATAACCTCTACGGGGGGAGGTCGTGGAGGAAACCTTACCAATACCGGACTCGCCGGCCAAAATGGCGGTTCCGGAGGGGGAGGTGCATTCCCAGGCTATGGGCCAGGTTCAGGCATAGTGGGCCAAGGGAACAACGGGGGCACTGATTCTAGTGGACCCAATTACAATGCCGGAGGAGGAGGAGGGGCCTCATCTGTTGGAGGGAACGCCTCCCAAGCTTTGGCGGGAGCCGGCGGGACGGGTACTACATCAAGTATCTCCGGGTCCGCCGTGACATATGCGGGGGGCGGAGGAGGTGGGACTTGGAACGCTGTAGGGGGTCCAGGAGGAGCTGGTGGCGGTGGCGATGGTGGGACAAGGAGCGGGACACCTACTGCTGGCGCTAGTGGCACCGTAAATACAGGAGGTGGCGGCGGAGGTGCAGGTACCACCGGCCCCAACGGCGTAAATCAATTGGGCGGTGGCACCGGTGGTTCGGGTATTGTGATTATTAGCTACTCTTCGGCATTTAGAGCCGCGACCGCTACAACGGGCAGTCCAACAATTACAGTGGTCGGTGGATTCAGGATTTATAAATTTACCGGCTCCGGTTCAATAACATTTTAAGGAAGGCCATGGCACATTTTGCAGAAATAGGGCTAGACAACACCGTGCAACAAGTTATTGTTGTGAACAACATCGAGTTGTTGGACGAAAACGGAGTTGAACAGGAGTCCATAGGTCAAGAATTTTGTCGTAACCTGCTGGGAGGCACCTGGGTTCAAGCCAGTTATAGCCGCCAGTTTCGTAAAAATTTTGCAGGTATTGGTTATACCTACGATGCATCTCGTGATGCCTTTATTCCCCCAAAACCTTACCAGAGCTGGGTACTAGATGAGCAAACCTGCTTGTGGGTTGCACCTGTACCATTGCCTGGGGACGACAGGTCGTACCGGTGGGATGAGGATTCAACCACCTGGATCGAAATAACCACTCAAATAGGGGTTTAATCATGGCAAGTACCTTTTCAGACCTTAAGTTTGAGCTGATCGGCAGCGGCGAGCAGTCGAACACTTGGGGCGACACGACCAACACCAACATTGGCACGGCCATTGAACAGGCTATCACTGGCCTGGGCAACCCTGTGTTTTTGACGGACACCAACCTGACTATTGATTTGACGGACCTGCTGGGGCCCGCTTTGCAGACAGCGCGAGCCTTGGTCCTCAATGCAACATCTGTGGGCAATTTGACCGCGACCCGCGAACTGGTCGTCCCGACGATCGAAAAGCAGTATCTGGTCCACAACAACACGTCTGGCGGCCAAAGCATTACCGTAAAAACGTCCGCAGGGACGGGCATCACCATTCCCAATGGCGCAAAGATGCACCTGTATGTGAACGGGGTGAACGTAATTGATGCTGTCACGCATTTCAGTGCCTTGACCCTTGGTGCGGCACTGCCTGTTACGAGTGGCGGAACAGGGGCTACGACTTCGACAGGCACGGGCAGTAACGTGCTGTCTAACAGCCCGACGCTGGTTACACCGGCTTTAGGCACCCCTTCCAGCGGAACGCTGACCAATGCCACGGGCCTGCCCTTGTCAACGGGCGTGACGGGATTGTTGCCAGTTGCCAACGGCGGGACAGGCACTGCCACCCCTTCCTTGGTGCAGGGGACCAACGTCACAATCACAGGCACTTGGCCAAATCAAACTGTTAGCGCCGTTGGGGTGGGCAACCTTACGGGCGCAGTGACTTCGGTAGGAACGACCACCTCTTTGGGATCGTTCACTTCTGCCAACCTGGCCGGAGCTTTGACGGACGAGACGGGCAGTGGCGCGGCTGTTTTTGCAAACAGCCCTACCCTCGTTACGCCCGCCCTTGGAACGCCTTCGGCGCTTGTGGGCACTAACATCACCGGCACGGCGGCAGGCCTGACAGCAGGCAGCGTGACGACCAACGCCAACCTCACGGGGGCGGTCACGTCAACGGGGAATGCCACTTCTTTGGGGTCGTTTACCTCCGCTAATTTGGCCGGGGCGCTGACAGACGAGACGGGCAGTGGCGCGGCTGTTTTTGCAACCAGTCCCACTCTTGTGACACCGGCTTTGGGCACACCTGCCAGTGGGACATTGACCAACTGCACTGTAGACGGAACGGCCAGCGTAGGCTATCGAAATATCCCTCAATCTGGGAGCAACAAAACATCTAGCTACACGTTGGTGCTATCGGATGTGGGCAAATTTATTGAACTGCAGACAGGGGGCACTGTCGTGGTTCCAGGTACCGTATTTGCAGCGGGAGATGTCATCAGCATTGTCAACAACACGAGTGCAACCATCACCTGCACCTGTTCTGCTGTTACGGACGTTTACAAAGCAGGGACGAACGATGACATTGGTTCTTTTGGCATTTTGACGCGGGGGTTGGCCACTGTCTTCTTTATTTCCGCCTCACGTGCAATAGTGTCGGGAAACCTGTCATGAGCGGGATTTTTAATCTTGTTCTTGCCAGTTTTGGAAGCGCCGCTTCCCCGGTGGGGCTATTAGCGGTCATCAGCAATCCCAACGGCAATGCCGTTTCAGCCCCAAACATGGCCATAAGAAACGACCAGTTAAACGCGTCTGTGCAAACCTCTGCGTCGGGATTCCAGCAGCTTACGGCACTGGGTATCCCACTTACACTGGACAGCATTACCTGGCAAACTGCGCTTACGGATGGGACAGACTTTCAAGGTGCTTCTGGAATTGCGATTGACTCTGCCGGCAACCCTGTAATAGCCGGGTCTAAGCTTATTACTTCCAGCAGTTTTAACACTGGATACGTTGTGAAATTCAACAACAGCGGCGTTGTTCAATGGCAGACTCGGATAAACAATAACTCGGACTTTTTTGGGCTTACTATAGACTCCAGCGACAATATTTATTGCGCGGGTGCCGCAAGGTTTTTTGCCACAAGCCGCACTGACATATATGTGGTCAAGTTCAACTCCTCCGGCACTGTTCAGCTTCGACGCACCATTGGGGACACTGGCACACCGTTTGAATCCGCGAGCAGTGTCTCAATAAACAATGTCGACTACTTTAATGTAGCTGCAACATCCGACGCACCCGGCAATGTCGACTCGGCTTTCCTTATCCTTGATCGATCAACAGGGGCAACAATAGGAGCAACAACCCAGCGAGATGCGGGGGGATCGGGCCGCCAAGAGGGAGCATATGTGCTTCGTGGAGAAGCAGATACGGTGAGCTATTTCCTGGTCAATACATATGCCACGTTAAGCGCCGGAAGCAGATCAAGTCAAGTACTGCTAAGGCACACCAACGCTACCGGCTTTCCATATCAGCGGCAACTTAGCTCTACTACCAGCATTTACGCTGTCGCTGCGGCTATGAGCCCAGGTAACACGTATGTTTATACCTGCGCTAGATTGGTAAGTTCCGACGGCCTAAGGGAAGAACTGCTCATTGCCAAGTACAGCGCTGACACCAGCGGAACCCTTGTGTGGCAGCGAAAACTAGCTTGCCCAGCAGCAACTATTACTGCGAAGTCAATTGCAGTGGACTCCCTTGATAACGTGTACGTAACCCTGTCTCAAGTGTCGTCCGGATTGTCGGACAGAGTACTGATCTTAAAAGTCCCTGGAAGTGGGGCAGGCGCTGGGAACTCCGTTGTCATCGACAGCAGGACATATACATACTCGGCATCGACCGTAACCGCCTCTTCAGGGGGACTTCTTGTCTCTAGTTACAGTCCGTCTAATATCCAGCATACCGAGGGAGTAGTGACTCCAACTGCGGCGAGCGCAGCTAATACTTTAACAATAGCCGACCAGACGCTATGACTTACGTAAAGGAGCAACCATGAGACTACTTGCTATGGCCGTCTGCGCCCTGTCCTTGACAGGCTGCGCCACTGCCGAGTACCAGGCCTATGCTGACGCCCACAAAGCGCAAGCAGCGGCCCAGACGGCACGGTTCCAAGCTCTTGCCGACATTGCCCGGCAGGGCGACACCACGGCCAAGGTCGCTGCGGTCATGTCCCTGCAAATGGGTGGTGGTCAGCAGAACGCGCAGATCAACGCCCCCAAGTCATGGGCCGACTACGCCATGCAATGGACAGGCTTGTTGCTGCCAACCATCGGGCAGGTGTATACCGTGAACAAGCAGACCACGCTGGGCATGCGCCAGTCTGACAATGCAACAGCTCTGGGTGTCAGCACCAACGCAGCGTTTGTGGGCATCGCCTCGCAGATTCAAGCGCCAGCAGCTAACGTGACAACGATTGGCGGCAATGGTGTGATCGGCGCAGGCACTTACTCGATTGGAGCAAACAGTGGGTCAAACTCTGGCAACAGTGGTCGCCTTGCTGGTGGCGGCATTACTGACAATACGGCTACTCCAACTGTGGTGACCAGCACCAACACCACAACAACAACAACCACCCCTGCGGTGCCATGAAAGACTGGGCCGTAGCATTCTGTGCAGCGGCCTTTCTTGTTGGGCTGTCCCTGTGGTGCGCCCGCGTTTTTATTTGGAGTTTTTATGGTTGACCTCACCAAAGCCATTGGAGCCGTTGCCGCAAGCGTTGCTGCGCTAGGTGGCAGTTACACGCTGGCCGACAAGTTTGGTGTGTTTGACCGGGCGATCATCGAGTGGTCACCCGAGAATTTCAAAATCGTAGCGGAGGCTGGACAGCCCATCAACGTGACGGTTGCGCGGATCAAAAAGCGCGACGACTGCTCTGTTGAGAGCTTTACCCCAAGCATCCGGGATGCGGCGGGTATGGTGCATGAGGCCACAACCACTGCCAGTAAATTTAGCGGACCTGCGGGGCCAGAAATCGACACCTTCACCTATCAGCTCACCATGGTGAGAAAAGAGAAAATCGCCAGTGGCAAGGCAACTCTGCTGGCAACCATCAAATACAAGTGTCCCGAGGGAGAGCGCGTGGTGCAGTATCCCCGCCACACCAACCTCAGTTTTGAATTGAAAGGGTAAGCGATGTTTCCATTGACAGCACTTCTTGAGGTGGGTGGCAAGCTCATTGACAAGCTTATCCCAGACCCAGAGGCCAAAGCCAAGGCGCAACTTGATCTGGCCAAGATGGCGCAAGACGGTGAGCTGGCCAAAATGGCCAACGACACCAAGCTGTTTGAGATCGAGCAGACATCCATCACCGAGCGCTGGCGGTCCGACATGGGTAGCGACTCGTGGCTGTCCAAGAACATCCGGCCTATGGCGCTGATTGCCATCTTCGTGGCCTATTTCGTGTTCACCATGATGTCTGCCTACGGGTACAACGCACAGGAATCCTACGTGCAACTGCTGGGCCAGTGGGGGCAGATCATTTTCTTGGCCTACTTCGGTGGCCGCACAGTTGAGAAACTTGCAGACATGCGGGGCAAAAAATGACCGAAGACCAACTCAAGGAAATGCACATCGACCCGTCTTGGCTGGAGCCATTGACGGCGGCATTCCATCGGTTTGACATCGGCACCCCCGAGCGCCAAGCGGCATTTATCGGCCAGTGCGCCCATGAGTCTGGCAATTTCAAGACCCTGCAAGAGAACCTGAACTACAGCGCAAAGGGTTTGCACGCCACTTGGCCAAGCCGCTTCCCGTCTGAGGAGGCTGCGCAGCCGTTCCACCGCAACCCCGAGAAGATTGCCAACAAGGTTTACTCTGGCCGGATGGGCAACACGGACGAGGGAGATGGCTGGAAGTACCGTGGCCGGGGGCTGATCCAGTTGACCGGCAAGGACAACTACCGCCTCGCCTCTGATGCCTTGGGAGTGGACTTTGTGGCCAATCCTGATTTGGTTCTGACCAAAGAAAACGCAGCCCTGACGGCTGCGTGGTACTGGAACAAGCGCGGCTTAAACAAGGAGGCCGATGCTAAGGACTTCACCGGGATGACAAAGAAGATTAACGGTGGGACAATCGGGCTTGCAGACAGGGTTGCGCACATTAACACCGCCCTCAACGTCTTAACAGCTTAGTAATTGGAGTCACACATGAAAGCCACGCCGATCTGGGACAAAAAGCGCCCTAAAAGCATTGGAAAGCCCAAGGCTTTGACCCCCGCAAAGAAGGCCTCTGCAAAGGCCGCCGCCAAAAAAGCAGGTCGTCCATACCCAAACTTGGTTGATAACATGCGTGCCGCAAAGGGGTAAAAATGGCCCTCCTGCGACTGTTCCTCAAGCCTGGCATTGACAAACAGAACACCGAATACGGTGCGGAAGGCGGATGGGTAGACTGCGACTTTGTCCGATTCCGCTATGGCCTGCCAGAAAAGATAGGCGGCTGGGAATCGTTTAACACCCCGCAAATCTACTTTGTAGGGGCCGTTTCCGAGGTTTTTACCTGGAATGCGTTGGACGGAACACCATACATGGTTCTTGGCACCAACCGAAAAGTCTATGTTTTTTATGGCGGTGATTGGGCTGACATCACCCCCATCCGGGCAACTGACGCAGTTACCTTTAACACTACTAACGGCTCCGCCATAGTCACGGTTAACGATGCCAGTCATGGTGCAGTGGTCGGGGACTTTGTCACTTTCAACACGGTTACCGGGAACCCTGGGGGCATCCTTAATGCCACCCTAACAAACGAGTTTGAAATCCAACAGGTCTTGAGCGGAAGCCAGTACACAATCCTGTCTCCCACCGCTGCCACGTCCACCGCCTCTACCGCTGGCACGGCCAACGGGGTGTATCAAATCAGCGTGGGAAGTGACGTCAGCTTCTTTGACTATGGCTGGAACACGGGTGCATGGAACTCTTTTTCCTGGAACACACCTCGCCCTCCCACTGTTCTCGGCCTTGCCCTAAGCTCCCGTGTCTGGCAGTTTGACAACTACGGCCAAGACCTGATCATGCAGCTGGTGAACGGGCAGGTATTCCAGTGGTCCCCAGCCTCGGGCCTTTCAACACGGGCCACTGTTCTTGCTGGAGCGCCAACAAGAAGCACGTTTGCGTTGATCTCCACGCCCGACCGACACCTGGTGTGCTTTGGCACGGAATCCGTGCTTGGTGACCCGACCAGTCAAGACCCGATGTTTGTGCGCTTTTCAAGCCAAGAGAACATTGGTGACTTTGTTGCCACCGCCACCAACACGGCCGGCGGACAACGGCTCACGGACGGTAACGAGATCATCTCCGCACTGCGGTCGCGAGGACAGATTTTGATCTGGACGGATACCGCGCTGCATGGCCAGCAATTTATTGGGCCTCCGTACACCTTCGGTTTCCAGCAGCTGGGGGCCAACTGCGGAATTATTGGTCCGCATGCTTGTGCTGACGTCAACGGTGTGGCGTATTGGATGAGCAAGGACGCGTTCTTTGTTTTTGACGGTACGGTGAAAAAAATTCCGTCCTCCGTGCAGGACTACGTGTACGACAACATCAACACCGCCCAAGGATTTTCTGTCAACGTGGCCATCAATACCCAGTTCAACGAGGTCACGTGGTTCTACCCCACCGCCGACAGCTCGTATGTCAATCGGTCGGTAACGTACAACTACTTGGAAAATGTCTGGTCCATCGGCACCCTGGCTCGCACTGCGTGGCGGGACACTGGGTCATTCCCGTTACCTTTGGCCACAAAGTACGATCCGGAGTCAGTGCAGTCGAGCCTTACCCCCATTGTTGGCCTAACCGCCGGAAGGTCCATCTTGTACAACCAGGAGACCGGGGTAAATGATGATGGCCTGCCGATTGAGGCCCACATCTACTCAGGTTACTTTGACATTGGCGACGGGGACCAGGTGCTGTTCATGAAGCGCTTTATCCCAGACTTCAAAAATCAAGTCGGCAATCTGGCGGTGCGGCTGCTCTTGCGCTTGTACCCACAGACCAGCGCCACGCCAAGCTCTTTGGACCCCTACACCATCACGCCCACCACGGATAAAGTGGACACTCGCGCACGCGGCCGCCAGATTCAGTTGCGGATTGAAAGCAGCGACTTGAATGGCAACTGGCGCTTTGGCACGATGCGCGTTGATATTCAACCGGACGGCATTCGATGAGCAAGATCACCAACGTCCGCCTGCCCAACGCGAATCAGACGGACTACGACCCGGCGCAGTTCAACCAGCTGGTGCGCTCGCTTGAGCAGATTATTCTGCAGCTTAACAACACGTACACGCCGGTTACCAGTCAGGACACTGCGGCGGCTGCTACGTGGATGGGCATGGGCAGCGGAGCGGGAGGCGGGTTTGCTGGTGGTATCCGTGGGTTTCAGAACAGCAACGGCATCATCTTGCCCCAGGCAATGATGATCTCGGACCAGGACCAAACAAACGCCAGCATCACGGGTGAGAACCTGCTTACGTTTGCTCCTGCGTTCTCCAACGGTATCACCGTGGAAAGCGGCTCACGGATCAAAGTTCCTTGTGCTGGCCAGTACCTGGTGACATTTACCTTGCAGGTAACAAACCGCAGCAATACAGTCGCTGAATTTGAGGTATGGGCCAAGGACACTGGTGTCAACTACCCGTTGAGCAACACACGCTTTGATGTGCCTGCTCGTAAAAGCGCCAGTATTTGGTCCCACATAGTTCCAGCGATTACTGGTATTTTCACTGTAGATGATCCCACCAACGACTACTTGCAAGTTGCCTGGTGGTCGGATAATTTGAACGTCTTTATTCAGAACTATGCTGCTGGCACAAGTCCCACGCGCCCTGCCATTCCGTCAGTGATTCTTACCATCAACTTTGTATCGGCGAACTGATCATGGCAAACAAATACCTGCGCAAATACCTCACTCCGGCAGCTGCGACTGAAACAACAATCTACACCGCGCCAGCTGCAAATACGGGTGTTTTGTCCTCTTTGCGGGTGACGAACAGGAACGCTTCTACCACCGCTTTGACGGTCAACGTCTATCCGGCTGGCGGGGCTACTGCATTTTGTTTGCTGAAGGGCTATGCACTGCCCACGAACCAGACATTGGACGTCTTAAGCGGGGTGCCCTGCGTCTTAGAAACGGCCGATGTAATCAAGGTCACCAGCTCACAGGCGACAGTTGACTTTTACCTGTCCTATCTAGAGATGGACAGGGCGTGATAAGTGGACAGGGCGTGGGGATTTAAGGGATAATCTTGCCATTAACGCGTCCTTTCCCGGCGCGCAGCCCTAAGCGAGGCTACTGGCAAAAACTGGAAAGGACCACCATGGCGAATGAAGGAATCATGGCGCTGCCCCAAGGCATGCCCATGCAAGGCGAAGCGCCTGTAAACGAGCAACCGATTGTCTCAAGCGCAGACTCATACGATGCTGCGCAAACGGTGCTGCAACAGCGCAGCCCCGAAGAATACGCCGCGCTTAAGGCCGAGATTCGCCAGAGTATGGCGGAAGTGGAGCTTTCGGCGGCTGAAATATCCTCAATGCTTGAAACGCTGGTCTACATGTCCCAGCGCCCGGGCGAGTACGCCCAGCTGCGTCAAAACCTCATAGACAGCGATGCTGTTGACGCGGAAGACCTCCCGGAAGAGTATGACCCCGGATTCCTGGGCGCGATGATCTCTGCCTTGCATGAGCTGCAGTTGATGCAGTTTGAGGGAGCGCAGGCCCCCATGATGGACATGCCGCCCATACAGGGCGCAGATGCCATGCAGGGCATCAATGGGGGACAACCTCTGACCATGGCCCAAGGCGGTTTGGCAGATGTGGCTTCTTACATGGCGTCTCAGGGACGCAATGGCGACACCATGCTGGCGCACATCACGCCTGGAGAGGCGCAGCTGCTTAAGGCCCGTGGCGGCTCTGGAACAATTAATCCCGTCACAGGCCTGCCTGAATTCTTCCTCAAAAAGCTTTGGAAAAGCGTTACTGGCGCAGTCAAGAAGGTCCTTTCAAACCCCATTGGAAAAGTCTTGGCTACTGTGGGCTTGGCCATGCTCCTCGGACCAACGTCGATCGGCATGACGTTGGGTAAGGCAGGGACCGCCGCGCTGGTATCCGGCGGCGTAACTTTGGCGGGAGGCGGCAGCCTTAAAGAGGCCTTAATGTCAGGTGCCATGGGTTATTTTGGTGGTGGCGGCACCATTGGCGGCTTTAGCCCCACGCAGGCACTGGGCTCTTTCCTACCAGGAGCGGCAGGCAGCGCACTTAACACGGGCCTGGCCACCGGCCTTACGGGGTTTGGCATTGGCAAAATAGGCGGACTCAGCACGGCAGATGCCTTAAAAATGGGCCTCACCTCAGGAGCTTCGGCAGCTGCGATGAACGCGTTTGGAAACAACCCGCAAGCGAATGTCTCCTCTCAGCCCGGCATAGAAGTGGGCGGCTCCGATTACGGGCCTCAATATGACGGCACAGCCCGAAGCCTGCTTTCACTGCAGCCTAATCAGACAATGTCGTATGACCCTTCGACTGTTCCTGCAGGTGCGGCCCCTGTGGCGGCTCCTGCTGCGGCCCCTGCGGCATCTTCTCCAGGCTTCTTTGAGAGCCTGTTCGGTTCCTCATCGGCCCCTGGCACGGCGGCAGCGTCGCTTGGAGCTGCGGCTCCAGCCGCCGCAACTGCGGCGGCTGCTGCGGCCCCTGCGGCTGCGGCTGCTGCGGCTCCGGGCATGAGCATGCTGACTAAGGTAGGACTTGGGCTTGGAGCTGCCGCATTGTCAGGCGGTTTTAAAAACAAGGAAGACATCGACGAAGTATCGGCCGCCGAAAAAGCACGATACCTTGAAAATGCGCGGTTGGCCAAGGAGCGCGATAAGTTTGTCCGAGAGGGCGGGTATGGCTTGGAAACCGCCAAGCTTGCTCCATACAATCCAATCGTGAGCACTGACTACTCCGCAGCCCTTCCCATGCAGCCTGGCGCTCCAGTTGTCACGCCTACCGGCATTACAAATTCCCCAAGAGCCATTCCTCAGCCGTATAACCTTGCAGGGATGTACGGCGTGCCGTTGGTTTATGGGCAAGACATGCCTCAGCGCATGGCTAAGGGCGGCATACCCGAGCCCACACAGTTTCCTCGTAAAACAGGTCCTATCAACGGGCCTGGAAGTGGGACTTCAGACGACATCCCAGCTATGCTGTCGGATGGCGAATTCGTGTTTACTGCCAAGGCTGTCCGCAACGCGGGCAGCGGAAGTCGTCGCAAGGGTGCGGCGCGCATGTACAAGCTCATGAAGATGCTTGAAGGCGGTCCTGTGAAGGGGAAATAAATGGCAGACGTAACCACCACCGCGCAGATAGTGCAGGAGTCTCCTCGGATTGAGGAGGCAAAACTGCGCTTAATGGAGGAAGCAGAGAGACTTTCTTTTGGTCTTCCAAACAAAGCGGGCATTGTTGCCCCCACTCTCGGCTCTCAGCTTCCCGCTTACCAAGTGGCAGGCTTTTCCCCTGCTCAGCAAGCCGCTTTAGCGGCGGCTACGCAACAGGGTATTGGAGCGTTTAACCCGTACATGACCAATGCCAATAGGGCGGTGGAGGCTGCATATACGACCACGGGCGAAGCTGCTGACGTGCTGCGCGGGGCGGACACTCGTAACCAGTTTTTTGATGCACAGGCGGCCATGCGGCAGGCGGGGCAAGCTGCTGCCAACACCACTGCAGGCATTGGTCAAATCAACCAAGGGTTGGACTACCTTGACAGTGCTGCACGGCGCACTGCAATGTCTGACACTACGGGGCAGTTCGGCGGCGCTCGTCAGGACCTGCAATCGGGCCTTGGCGCGTTGTCCACGGCCCAGAACATGTCTGCAGGTGCCAGCCAGGCCAACCTCAATCCCGCCACGTCCACCATCGGCATGGGCCTGCAGCAGGGCCAACAGACACTGGGCATGGGGATTGGTGCACTTAGCGGTGCAGCGCAGGGCTACGACCCGCGTTTTGCACAGGCCTTCATGGACCCGTACCGTCAGCAGGTCATTGACGAGACCATGCGTCAAATGGATCGCCAAGGCGCAATTGCTGGGCAGGGTCTGGCAGCGCAGGCAGTCCGATCTGGTGCGTTTGGCGGCGAGCGCGAAGGCGTTCAACGCGCCGAAATGCAGCGCAACTTGATGGACCAGAAGTCGTCCACAATCGCCAACCTCTTGTCACAGGGCTATACCCAGGCGCAGGCGCAGGCCATGAATGCGTTTGAGCAGCAACAAGGGCGTCAAATGCAGGCGGGCCAAGGTATTGGCCAGTTGGGCGCTCAGCAGGCTCAACTGGGGGTGCAGGCTGGGGGTCAGCTGGGCAATCTAGGTGTTCAGCAGGCTCAACTGGGTCAAGGCGCTGCCGGGCAGTTTCTGCAGGCCAGTCAGCAGTATGGGAACTTGGCCTCTCAGGGCGGCGCGTTGGCGGGCCAAGAAGCGGCCATCAACCAAAACATTGCCAACCTGTTGATGCAACAGTCCCAGGCTCGCAACCAAGCCGCCCAAACGGCTGGCACGTTGTATGGCCAACAGGGGCAACAGTTCCAGCAAATAGGACAGGGCATTGGCAGCCTAGCCGGGCAGCAGTTTGGCATTGGCCAACAGCAGGCGCAAGGGCTGGGCGCAATGGCGGGCCAATTGGGCCAGCTTGGTGTGCAGCAGGCCGCATTGGGTCAGACGGCTCAAACCCTTCAACAAGGCGACATCAACTTCTTGTACAACACCGGGCAGGCTCAGCAGGCGCTTAACCAACAAGGGCTTGATGCTCAGCGGGCCACACAGCTCCAGCAGGTCTACGCGCCCTATCAACAGGCCGCGTTCTTGTCAGACATCTACAAGGGCGCACCGTCTTCGCAAATGCAGACCACTATTGCAAGCACGCCCAGCGCCAGTCCATTCCAGCAAGCCGTAGGCATCGGCCTAGGTGCCCTTTCCACGGTAGCCGGTGCCAAAAAGGCGGGTCTTTTTTAAGAGGTCACTATGAACAAAAAAATGAAGGCAATGGATGACGATGTCGAAAACGTCGGCATCATGCAGGGTCTCATGGACTCAATGTCGGAAGAGGACGAGGGCGATGACGAGGACGATGATTCCGAGAAAATGCTGGAGCGTCGTCCTGATACGCCGGAAATCTTGATGAATAACTTGCGCGGCGACATGCGCTCTATTGACGCGCGCCGGGATGAGTTGGCTGACTTGGTGGGCTATCAGGCCGCCACTGAAACGCCAGAAACCGTCTTGGCCATGCTACAGCCTGTGCTGGCAAAGCAGGGTGGTGGCGGTATCGGCGCGCTGCCCCAATCAGCGCCCATGGCCCAAGGGCCACAGCCACCAATGATGGACGGCGCTCCCGGCATGCCTCCCCCCGGCATGCCTCCGGTGCCGGCTGAGATGGGCATGCCCCCTCCGGGCATGCCCCCACTGCCTCCTGGCGCAGACATGCCCCCGCCCCCACAGCAAGGAGGCATAGCTGAACTGACGGCGGCCCTTGGTGGGGGTGCACCCCCTTCTGCGCCGATCGCAATGGCCAAGGGCGGGTACGTCCAAAATTTTAGCGACGGGTCGGATGAAGAAGGCGTGACCCCTGCTGTACAAAGCCCTTCTGACTCCGGCGCTATGATGTTTCCTCCCGAAATGGTGGCCGCTGCTCAGCGGCAGGCCATGGGCACGCTTAACCAGCAGCCGGTTCGGGCCCCGAGCATTGAAGAAGCGACGATGTCCCGCCTACCACTGCTCAACAAGATGCTGGCCGTGGACAAGAATACAACGCAGGCACAGATGCTGTTTGACCTCGGACAACGGGCCTTTGGCTTTGCTGCAAACACCGACGAGACGGGTAAACCATTGCGCGGCAGCTTTATCTCTCGCCTGGCCGGGGCCACCCGAACACTGCCCGCTGCCATGGGTCGGCAACTGGAACAGATCACCCAGATTGATCGTCAGATCAAAACTCTGGCATTGCAGCAAGGTGAGAAAGACGTTGACAAAGTCGCAGCTCAAAATGCTGAGCTGGAAAAGCGCAAGGGCAGTTTGCTCAACGAAGTGCTGCGCGCTCAAGCGAAGATTGAAGCCAAGAAGATTGGTGGCGCAGCAACCAATGCGTTTGGTAACAGCTTGGACGGACGCATCATGAATTCGTTTGTGACCTTGGGGCCAAAGGTTGAAGCCGGCACTGCCACACCGCAGGAGGAACAAATCTTCTCATTGGCGAAGGATAAGTGGCTTGAGCCCAAGATGGTCCCCATCATGGACCCCGTGACCAACATGATCAGTGGATATCGAGAAGTAAGAAGAGAGCTTCCTCAAATCCTGACAAGGGGAACTGCCGCTTCGGGACAAGGCGTTGCACCATTGCCGATGGGCGGCCCGCAGCCAAGCGCTTCTTCAGGCCCGAGCGTGCCACCGCTGCCAATGGGCGGGCCAGGCACTTCTCCTGCAGGCACTGCTGAAGCAGAGGCTGCCCCTCAGATTTCTCTTTGGAATGACAGGTACAAGATTTCTGGGCCAGTGAGCGCCGCAAAGGACGTCATCTCCGGTATCCCCGGCCTTGGTGACCCCTTTGCTGAGATTTCCTTGGCACGTCAACAAGCCAAGCAACAGGCAGAGCGCGTTGTGGAGTCCTTGCTTAAGAGCACGGCAGGCAGCCAAAAGGAACAGGAGCAGTTGAAGGGTGTGATTGGGATTATTCCAAGCGCTACGCTGGACCCCGACGCATACGGCACGAAGCTTATCGCACTGGGTTCAACGCTTCGTAGCATGATCTCAGAAAACGAGAAGCAAGGGTCTGCGAGCTCTGGCCTGACACCTGCTGATAAGGGCAAGGCACGACAGCGCGCCTCGGCTCTCGCCCAGCAATACGACAACCTTGGCCTTCCTCCAGTTGTGATGAGCCAAGAAGAGATTCGACTGTACCCTCCTGGTACAGAGGTTCTGTGGCAGGGCAAGCAACTCTATCGAGTTGCTGACCGACCACGAGGAAACAATTAAGGGGATTTCATGTCCGATAAAGATCAGATTCCTGAGGGGCTAGAGCCTGTTACGCGTCCAGCTATGCGGATGCTTGATACCACTTCCGCAGCCGACCAGGTACCGGAAGGCCTTGAGCCCGCTCAGCCTAGTTTTTTGGATCGGGCGAGCCAGTACGTTCAAGGCGTGGGCCAAGGACTTGTCAGCGACTCTCCTACGGTGGCTGGAGCTGTCAGCGGCTTGAGATTGGGGTTGCCCTTCGGCGGTCCTGCGGCCGTGGGCGGCATGATCGCGGGCGGTGTCGGCGGCTACTTCGCAGGCAAGAGTGCGGAAGACGCCTACAAGGACTTTTTCCCAGAGCCAACCGACCCCACTTCAAAGGTATACCGAGAGGCAGGCAAGACCGGTGGCAGTAGCCTCCCATTCATGGCAGCCGTTCCCTATTTGCCCACGATGACAGGCAGCCGCGTGGGGCGTTTTGTCACGGATATTCGCGATGCCGCTGTTCGCAATCCCAAGACGTTCAAGACCAGTGAGGTCATGGGTGCCCTTGGTGCAAGTCTCGGGGCCGGAATAGCGGAGAGCGAGGACCCCGGAGCACCCGGCACACGCATGGCAGGGGAGGTCGTTGGCGGTGTCCTTTTCCCCGGCCGCTTCCTGATCAACCAGACGGGGACCGTGATGGACGGCCTGTCAAAGATCGCTACCAACTTCAGTGCAAGCTCACGAGAAGCGCGGGCCGCGAACCGCCTGTACACGATCCTGGAAGAGTTTGGCGAGGACATCCCCACTCTGATCCGTCGCCTTGAGGCTGACATGCCGATCGACCAGCTGTCCGTGCCAGGCGGGAAACGCATCACGCCCACTGCTGCACAGAAGACGGATAGCCTAGGGCTGACCGCGCTGGAGTCCGCTCTGGGCAACACCAATAAAGACTTTTTGGGCAGGGCTCGGGAGCAGGGGCGGCAAGCTTCCCAGGCCTACCAAATGTTGACGGACAGATTGAAGGACATCGGTACTCAGGACTCCTTGTTCTTGGCCGCACAGCTGCAGGAGGCCCGGTTCAATTCCATGCTCGACGGGCGTTTGCAAGACGCTGATCGCATTGCGGCGCTGAAGATTTCCAAGCTCACCAAAGACACCCCTGAGGCACGAAAGGCCATCGGAGCCACCGTCAAAGAGCAAACCGAGCTTGCGCTGCGCGATGCCCGCGACTACGAGAGCGGCCTCTGGAAAGGTGCCTTAGATTCCTTGACTAAGCCCAGTCTCAAAACAACCAAGGAAAGGGTGGTAATAGGGGAGGACCCTCGAACAGGGAAAGAGATCGTTCGGTACATCCCCCGACAGGAATACGTTGCGCCTTCGATAGCCCCCACCAACACCGCCAACAGTTTTGCCGAGCGGGCATCCAGCGTGGGCCAAGCCCTGTACGACACCGCTATCCCAAAGCCTGTCCGTGACATCATGGATGCTATGGGGGTTGACCAGGACTCCGTAAAGAGATTTAGTGCCGGTCGACGGACGCAGGAGTACATGGAGACGGGCCAGATTCCACAGCGCTTCTTGCCGCAGACTAAGCCCATAAGTGTTGACGAGCTGGTGAACTACCGATCTACGCTGCTCAAAATGTCTCGCGAAGCTGCCGGGAAGGGCGACGTCAACAACGCCAACTTCTACGGCACGATGGCCGAGGGCATGTTGCAGGACTTGAGCTCACTTAAAAACCCTCAGTTTGATGAGGCGCGCCAGTTCTCCAAATCATTGAACGACGTCTTTACCCGTTCCTTTGCCAACACAGTTGGCGGTGTGACGGGAAGCGGTGCCGAGCGCCTGCCTGCCGAAATCCTGGTGAGCCGTGCCTTCGGAGCCAATGCCGACGTGACTGCCATGCGCATGAACGAGGTTGAAGGCGCGGTGAAGTTCATGTCCAAGCGCTACGACGACGCAGTGCGCACTTTTGGCGCAGACAGCCCACAAGCTGCCGCGCTCAAGCCCGCAGCTGACGTCTCACGCGCAGGAGCGGCATCCCTGGCGGATGCACAGCAGCGCGTCCTCCGCATGGGCGCGTCGGCGGCCCTCGAGACCCGGTTTGATCCGGAGACCGGACGTGACGTTACGCGTGTCGTCACCTCAAGGCTGAACAAATTCATTGCTGAAAACAAGCCCATGCTGGACAAGCTGGGGATGACGGCTGACTTGAAAGACACGGTCAAGGCCGAAAACGCTTTTCGCATGGTCCAGAACGAAAACAGCGCGCTCATGAAGCGGGCCGCTGATCAGTATGCCTTTGCCAATGTCATCAAAGCAGGTTCGGAGCGTCCCAGCCTTGCATTGGGCACTATCCTCAACGGTAATACACCGGTTCGGGACATGCAGAACCTGGTTAAGATGGTCAAGGAATCGGACCAGAGTGAGGCTGCCATCCGAGGACTGAAGTCGTCCCTGTACGATTACGCGTACACCAAGGCCACAAACGCTAATGGCAACCTCAGCCCGCAGGCCTTTGAAGACGCGTTCTTCAAGCCGCTGGGCCCAAACCTGCCTTCGGTTGCCAACGTCATGCGTGCCAACGGCGTGATGACTTTGAGCGAGATGAAGGGCCTCAAGCGCTTGACTGATCCAATGATCCGGATTGAAAAGTCCATGGCCAGCGGTCGCACGCTGGACGAAATCGTTCCAGGCAGCGACGCGGTCGAGGAGCTGGTGCAGCGTGTCATTGGTGCGCGCATCGGTACTGCCGCAGCTCCTAGTGGCCCAGGCTCCCTGATCGCGGCTTCCGCAGGCTCCAAGGCCGTGCGCTCCATCTTTGACAAGATGCCCAGCATGAGCACCGTGTCTATCCTGGAGAGGGCGGCGCAGGACCCTGAGTTCATGTCTCTACTGCTTAAAAAAGGGCGGACAGAGTCAGACAAGCTTCAGATTGCGCGGCAGCTGCATGGCTACCTGCTGGCCTCCGGCCTGAACTACGCTACCTACGAAGAGCCAGCGCCTTCCCCTGCCCCAGCGCCAGCCAGCCAAGGCCAGGCAGCGCAGCAGTTGCGTCAAATGGCCCCTGCCCCAAGCACTCGGGGCACGGGCCTCAACCTCACACCTAAGCCCCCTAGCCCGGCCGGTGCGACAGGTGGGGCTGCAGGCGCAGCCCCTGCCAGCCCCAACGCGCGGTCCATGATGCAGTCACTGTTCCCGTTTGACAGCGTCAGTGGCCTTGCCTCTCAGCAGCAACAGCCTCCTGCGCCAAGGTAAGCCTTGCCATCCACTGGGTCTTGAAGTTTCGCCACTCTCGACCCGTGGTGGTGAACTCCTGCGTTGTGCCATCCTGCACTGCGATCAGCACCGCACCGAAGTCAATGTCGGTGCCGTGCATCCAGTCGTGTGCGGTGGCGTACGCAGCAAGCTGGTGGAAGTAATCGGTGATGTGCTCGTGGCGCTTGGGCTTGACCGACTGCTTGAAGTCCACGATGGCCAGCTTGCCACGGTACGTGGCCACCAAATCGGTCGAGCCGGCGTACTGCTGGCCGTAGTGCAGTGACACCTCCGAGCCGTGAATCTCAGAGATCGCACCGAAGTACCGGTTGGCCAGGGTAAACGCCATCAGGTGCCCCTTCATGGCCAGCCAATCCGGGCCAAACTGCATAAGGTGACCGTTGATGATGCACTCAAGTGTGGTGTGCATCCAGGTGCCGATGTAAGACGCCTGATCCTTCTGCCGATCGGCCTCGGCTTGGCCAACCCTGTCCGCCCAATCCTTGAGCGCAGCCTTGTCTTTGGTGCGGTCCAAGATGGTTGTCACCGACGGGACACGACTGCCGTCCGCCAAGACATACATGCGGCCCGTGGGCGCGTCAATCCGCTCAAGTTTTTTGTAGTCAAAGCGCGTGGACCAGGGGATTAGATGAGCCATTGTTTGAAGTCCTCTCCCAGCACCTGGGTTGCGATGTCGATCTTTGCACGCAGCGCTTTGACGATCTTTTCGTCCACGGTGCCCACGGCGATCAGGTCAATGTAGGTGACGTTCTTGGTCTGGCCAATACGGTGTGCACGGTCCTCGGACTGCAGGCGCTTTTCCAGGTCAAAGCTGTTGCTGTAGTAGACCATCGTGTGCGCGGCCGTAAGCGTCAGACCGTAGCCGCCCGTGCTCGGATTGCCAACGAAGAACCGCAGCTCGCTGTTCATATCCTGGAAGTCATCAACGATGCGCTGGCGCTCTTCAGACACCGTGTCCCCGTAGTAGGTGGCCACGCTGTTCATGCCGTACTCTTTGGCCAGGGCCAGCTTGATGGCCTCGATGTCGTGGCGGTAGTTGGCCCAGATGATGATCTTGCCGTCCGTCTCCTCGACAACAGCCAGCAACTCGTCCATCCGCTTGTTGGGCAGCTCAATCACCGTACCGTCGTCCAGCTTGGCGTGACCGCACACGATCTGGTGCAGCCGCATGAGCTGGGTGAGGGCGTTGACCGTGCTCACCAGGCCGCCGTCGATCTGGGCCATGGCATAGGCCTTCATCTCGTTGTACGCCTTGATCTGCTCAGGCGTCAGGTCCACTTCGCGCTTGACGTAAAGCTTGTCGGGCAGGTCCAGGCACTCTTCCTTCTTGACGCGAAACGCAAAGCGATCGAGTTTTTCTTTGAGCTCGTCCAGGCGGCGGTAGCCCACGATTTGCTTGAAACTGTGGGTGTTGAGCTGGCGCTCCACCGTCACGCAGTAGCGGGCCTGGAACACATAAAAACTGCTCACGTTCAGGCAGCCGTCAGACAGGAATGCGCACTGCTGGTACAGGTCCATCGGGCTCTTGGTGACCGGGGAGCCCGTGAGGATGCGCCTGTATCGCGCGCCACGGCCCACCTTCTCAGTGTTCTTGCTGCGAGCGGAGCTGTGCGTTTTGATGGTGGTGCTCTCGTCGATCGCCATCATGGCGTTGTGCACCAGCAAAAAGCGCTTGGCGTAGGCCGTGCCCTTGGCGGTGCTGAAGGCCTCGACGTTCATCACCAGGATTTTGAGGTCCTCGGTGACGGTGAACAGCTCGTCCATGGCCTGCTGCTCGGCCTTGCGCGGCGACGGATTCCAGATCGCCATACGGTAGACAACGTGGTCGGGTAAGTGCTTAGGAATTTCGGTGTTGAACCAGTTGCGGTAAACGCCCTTGGGGGCCACAATCAAAAACCCGTTGATCTTGCCCTTGTCATAGAGCATGGCCACGTTGTTGATCAGCATGAAGCTCTTGCCGGTGCCCATGTCGGCAAAGAGGGCTGCCACAGGGTATTCCCAGAAGCGCTCGAGATAAGCCTGTTGATGGACAAACGGCTTGTTTTTGAAGGGGTAGGTCGATAAAAATTGATTCATGATGTCTAACTTTCTGGCAGGGCTTGCATAGTCCTGAAAATGTAGTGTACACTGGCCCCTCAGATTCAGAAAGAAGAAATTAAATGCCAAAAGTTTACGTCGTCTCAGAGACCACGCAACACAACATTGCAAGCGCTCTGGACTATGGCCAGATCGAAACTATTCTGCCGCCCAATGCGCAGATAGCTTTCTCCGTTGTGCCAACAGTCCGCCGCATCCAGCGCAAGCTGGAGAAATTTTCCGATGAGGACTACTTGCTCCTCATTGGTGACCCGTCTGCCATAGGTATCGCCTGTGCAGTAGCTGCCTCAAAAAATAATGGCCGCTTTAAGTGCCTCAAGTGGGACAAGCGTGAAAGACGCTACATTCCGCTGGAGGTTGATTTGTTTAAGAAAGGAGAAAGCGATGAGTCTTACGACTTTATTTGAAGATGATGCAGGTGCCTTGAAGGTATCTGACGATCAGGTCACTGGCATTGCAGGTCTCGCCAAGCGGGCCAAGATGCTGGAGAAAGAGATCAGCGACATGGAGGAAGTTCTCAAGGAACGCTCCGAGCAGTATCGCAAGCTCACCGAGCAAACTATCCCCGAGGCCATGGCCGAGACGGGTATGAAAAAGTTTGTCATGGAAGACGGCTCGTCCATTGACGTTAAGCCGTACTACGGTGCAAGCATCTCCAAAGCACGTCAGGCAGAGGCGTACCAGTGGCTGCGCGACCACCAGTCTGACGACATCATCAAGAACACCATCAGCGTCCGCTTTGGACGCGGTGAAGACGAGCTCTCTGCTCGTCTACTGAATCTCCTGGGCGAGCAAGGCTACCCTGCCGAGCAAGCACAGAAGATAGAACCCCAGACCCTCAAGGCCTGGGTGAAGGAACGTGTCGAGAAGGGTCAGCCCGTCGACACAGAACTTTTTGGCGTATTTATTGGCCAAAAAGCAATCATCAAATCAAACTGAAACAAGGATCAAGGATCATGGCTAAAAACGAAATCGCAGCACAAGAGACCAACACTGCATTGGCAATTATGAGCGACCTGGAGCAAGATGCAGGCGCTGGCTTTGACGGCATGACACAAGAGGACTATGCACTGCCCTTTTTGCGTCTGTTGACCAGCACCAGCCCTGAGGTGGGTGAGATGGACGGCGCGCTGCCGGGCATGATGCTCAACAGCGTGACAGGAGAGTTGTTTGACGGCAAGCACGGCATCGCTGTCGTACCTTGCGCCTATGTGCGTCAGTACATCGAGTGGATGCCCCGTGGCCAAGGCAGCGGTGCACCCGTGCACATTTATCCCGCAACCAGCGACATCCTGTCCCAGACTCACAAAGAGCCAGGCGACAACAAGGACTACCTGGACAACGGCAACTACATCGAGAACACGGCCAATTACTACGTGATGATCGTGAGCGAGCAAGGCGTGCCTG